CATTGACCAGTTTGCGAAGTTCACCGCGCAAGCATTGGTTCTTTCCAACGAAAGCAGTATAGATTTCGTCAGCATACAGAACCTCACCGAAGTTGGCGTTGGATTCGATTTCCTTCAGCGCATTGGTGAAGTAAGTCTTGAAGTCCATCACCTTACTGGCTTGAGCTTTCTTGAGCGTAGGGCCGTTCTTGATGCCGATGATGGTAGGAGCAACGATGCCTTTGGTCTTGGTCAAGTCAGCAAGCGTCTTGATCTTGGCACAGCAAGACATGAGGGCAGTCGGAGAGACTTCGCAACCATTGATCTTGCCCATGAACCGCTCAATCTCAACGTAGCAGTATTTCGTAGGGTCGAGCTTGGAGAAGTCAACATCTTCTTCCTGCCAGTAGTCACTCTTGACTTTGTGATAGGACGAGAGATTTTTGGCGTTGGGATCAATCGAAAACACTTTGCTGGTGTGTTTGCTCCGATTGACCATGAGATTGTTACCATTGGCCTTACGAGTTGCGCGAGGCAGGAGAACCTTGGGCAACGTAGCCATGTCAACAATGTCAGCGTCGATCAGTCCGAGCGCATCCATCTGACGTTTGCGGTCAGCAGCATTGAGAGGCGTGAACACAATCACCTTGCCGTCTTTTTGCAAGAAGGGGAAGATGTGGTTGATGATCTGATTCTGAATCTTCTTCGTGTTCTCAACGATAGTAATGTCATTGTCGAGCGTGACAAGGTGAGTCAGTTCTTCGACCTTGCCGCCTTTGACAATGTATGCCCCACCGATATAACCTTTGCGCGGAGTATAGAGTCTGAATCCTTTGCTGTTGGCAAAGTTGATCGTGAAGTCTTTTATGGTCTTGCCGTTGTAATCGTAACCATTTTTGCCGCGCATAGCGTTGCACACAACATAGTATGGACTATTGAAGTTGTGCATTTCACCAAGCATACGCTTGAATGACCACAGGCTTTGTGCGCCCTTGAGTTGCTTGCTGATGTCAGCAACGAGGAAGTCACGAATAGCAAGGATGCGCTTTTTGAGATTCGCAATCGTGCGATCCGTGTATTGCAAGCCTTCACGCGAGGCAGCGATGTCGCAGTCGCCAATGGCAACGTCGAGTTCGATGTCGCAGTTAGTGAGCAAGCGTTCGATCACCGCTTCGTCGGCATTGTTCTCGTCGAGCTTGAGAGCGTCCGAGCTAATGCGATAAGCGATATTACCCATGATAGCAAGGGCTTGACGACCATACGAGTTGCGGTCTGCTTTGAGCAAACGCCAATCGCTACCGCTATAAAGAGGATTGCGAGTCTCGTAGGTGAAGTCGGCAGCACCGCGCACAACAGGTTTGACCTTGAAGTGCTGGAACAAGTTGCGAGCAGTCGAGACGAAAGTTTCGCAGTCGGCAGGTTTTACTGGAATCACAATTTCAACACCATTTGCATCCTTGGTAGGAGCAGATGCGAGTTTAGCGATTTGACCGATCTGCGAGGGATCAATGTAAGCGTTGTAAGTAGTCTTAACGCCGTTGAGATAGCTATTGATGACAAAGTTATCACCATAAGCAAAAGCGGACTTACTGCCAAGACCTAACTGCCCGATGAGGGAGTTACTTTTACGCTTCGTTGATTCACCATAAAAGGCATAAATCTCTTGGATGTCTTGTTCGGAAAGGCCAATGCCGTAGTCACGAATCTTGAGTTCAAGAGAGAGACGAGAAGGAAGCGTGACTTCAATCGGGCGATTGTGACCAGCTTCGGTATGTGCGTCCACAGCGTTGCAAGAATACTCGCGCAAGACTGCAAGAATCTTGTCGGAATACAACTGGTTGCGGAGGACGTTGAAGATGTGAGCAAGACCTTCTTGTTTGATGCCGAAAGAAACAGCACCTTGAATACCTTGCGTGACGACATTAGCTTTGGGTTGTGTGACGATCATGTTAGTAGTAGGTTGAGTATTCAGAGTAGCGGTATTTGCACCGCATGGCAAGCGATTTTTTTCACATAATCATAAAGCATTGAGTGTCAACCACTTACGCCTGGCCCCCAGGCCTGGTTGTGTAAGTGCTTGTTAATCAACTATTTATACAATTTTTTAATCCATATAAAAAGTGAGGGGTGAGGCCCACCACAAGCCCCACCCCTCTGTCGCACCACCGACGACTACCGCTTCCGCATGAAGCGGCCCTTCGCATCCCTCACATTATGGTAGTTGCAGTTTTTATTCGTGCAACCAGAATCTTCGTAAATGTCCTCGTAGTCCTCATCATCGTAGTCCTCATCGTAGGAAGTGAACTCCGTGTTGAGAGGCTTGCGATAGACCTGTTCAAAGTCCTTGACAACCTCGTAGCGAGCAGTCCGCAACTTCTGGCAGTCACAATCTTTCGGAACAGAAACAACATCCGAAGGATTGATCTTGACGATCACAAGGCGAGAGTTGCCGCCACCGAAAGTGCTGGCATACTCATGGCTACCAGCATGGAATCCATAAGAACAACCAACATCAGCATCGTCGCAGACTGCGTTGCGAGGCATTTCCAAGACCTCACCAACACCATTGTAGAACTTGCCGCTATGGTGATCCATGTAGTCCTCGCGCACACTCTTGTAGGCCAAGAAGTCGCCATCCTCGCAGATCGGAAGATGCTTGTGTTCAAGGAACGTATAAAGCTCCGACACAGCGCGACGAGAAGGATTCTCCATGAGTTTTTCAAGGAACCTTGCAAGCGGTTGGAACGGCAAGCCTTCGTCCATGAAGTCGAAGATGCGATCAACGACATAGTTGTGGACAGGTTCGCCATTGTAGTAGATTACACCATCGGTAATCTCCACACCGCCGACATTATCGGCGTTGAACTTGCGGGTGATAGACTCCGACACATCGAACAGGGAGTCGAGCGTGTCAATGTCTCCAGTAGCGAGGCAAGTAATAGCCTCGGTGAAAGACGGATGATTACAAGTCATCGTCTTGGGAACTCCATCAATAACTGCGGTGATGGACTCGTCGGTTTTGATTAGTGCGTTTAGTGCTTTCATCGTTTATTAGATTACAGAGTTTTGAGGTTTGGGTCAAGCGATTATTTTCTTTTGCAACCAGTAACACAGCGAATAATTTTATTGTTAACAAAAGTAGTGTCGCGCAGCACTTTCATGTATTTACTGAAAATTTGCTTGCGGTTAAGTCCAGCGTCAATCATTAAATCCCAAAGTTGACGATGCATACCACTTCCGTATTGGGAAACAGCAAAGTGCAAATCTTCATAGGCTCCAGCTGAATAGGTGTCTTTCTGTAGTTTCATACATTCAAGGTATCGCGTTTTGCGATAGGTGTCAAGTGTTTTTGTAAGTGCTTGAGCGCCAAATACTTACGCCTGGCGCCCAGCCCTGTATTTGTAACTGCCTGATTTCCAAATAGATATGGGGCGGGTCGGATTCGAACCGACAACCAATCGATTATGAGCCGACTGCTCTGACCATTGAGCTACCACCCCGTAAAAAATGTTATTACTCCATAAATAGCAAACGTCCAGACACAAATAGTGATAGGGAGAGCGACAAATAGCACGATAGGTTTCATAGCTCAAATTGAAGTTGCCGACTACCAGTTCCTTCGACTTCGTAATCTGCCACCCATTTGTCCTCGCCCTCAAACGATCTGGGAGACAATAACAATATAGCGTGTTCTTCGTAATCGTCATCCCAATACTTGCCAGTCCCATCTTCATGGTTGATAATTTCCCATGTTTCGGAATCATATTTTACATAATCACCAATGGTGAGCATCTCGCCATCATAATCAGCAGGAATGATTGTTTTCATAGTTTGTATATTGACGTTGGATTAGGATAAACTTTTTTGCGCTGAATGTAAAGCCCCCAAAATTTTAATGCGCGATCTTCGACTTGACAAAAGAGTTTGCCGTGATCTAGCGTTCCTCCGTAGAAGTGACATACTTCATGCACAACGTAATAGATGACAAATTTTTCACCAAACTTAAAAGACCAGTCGGGAATACTGAAGCGGCCTTGCGTAGTGTAGGCGCGGCCACGCTTGTTTGAAGTAATCTCCGCTTTTGGTTTGATAGGCAATCCCAAAAATTTTGCGGTGAGGTTAGCGATTGCTTGGATTTCAGATAGTTTCATGTGGTGTTGTGGGCGCCCTATTCGCTCAATACGTCTTCGGGCTACGATTTCGTCTGATGCTTACTCGTTTGTAAGACCATCGCGTTGAGATTCCTCGGATATGCTTACAATAGGACTTTTTGCGTGTGCGGTCAAGATATTTTTTACATTAAAATGCAAAGTGTTGAGCGTCAACCACTTACACCGGGCCACCAGGCCGGGCTACGTAACTGCTTGATTTAGAATGACTTATGTAAACTAATTTTTATAAAAAAAAGAGCTTGACAGGTTGCCCTGCCAAGCCCCTTGTGCGTCTCAGAGTTTACGCGGTCACCAGTTCAGCCTCCGCGACTTCCTCCTCACGGGAGAAGGCAACTCCCGCGAGAGGATCGAGCAACCCGTGCAGTGCGTCACTGCGTTTCGGAAGTGCCAGCACGTTGCCGCGCATGACGTTGGTGAACGAGTTGTGCAAGCCCCAGAGGTTGCGTTCCAGTTTCCACTCGCCGTGTTCGGGAGTGTGCCACTGGTCGAGAACGTCCGCCAGTGCAGTCTTGCTCACTGCGCCGCAGCGATAAGCGCGAGCAAGGATGTCGTGCGCTTCGTTATCCTTGAGCGTGTAGGCCTGATAGGCCTCGATGCGCTTGGCATTGTTGCCCCAAGTGTTGAGCAACTTACCGAAAGCACCCGCAAGGATGTTCGGAAGGTCACGCAAGATGAACTTGGTGTGCCGACGAGCGATCTTGATCTCGTTGTGAAAAGCGAGATTGTCGCAGACGAACGGAGCCGAGCCAGCGTTGATGCCAGCGGGGAACGACTTGTCGTGCGAGTTACGCAAGCCGATGACAGTCCCGATATTCTGCTCTTGCGAGAAGTTCGGGATGCCCGTCACTTGGAAGAGTCCGAAGTAACGGAGACCACCACGAGCGAGGGCGTGAGCCTCTTGCGTGATAGCGAGGCCAGCGTTGCCGACGATTTCACGCAGACGCTCGACGAGTGTGAAGTGAGGGATCGGCATCCACGATTCCGTGGGCAACGGAGTCGGGGTCTTCTGGACTTCGGTGGATTCGACGGCGTGACCGCCACAGTGTAGTGTGAGTTTGAGGTTTTTCATACTCAAGCAGTATAGGGAGATTTGAACCGCACGCAAAGACTTTTTTTCGATTTTTTTTATAAATCTTTTTTTAAAGTTGGCACAGTTCCTGAACTGCAATTTGTATAAGTCCTTGATTATCAGGCACTTACACCCGGCGGCCAGGCTGGCCCTCGTAACACTATGATTACGAGGGCCTTACGTTTAAGCGAGGAATTTAGCGACTTGCTTTTGACTTGCCCTCTTCAAGAGATCGGTTCGTCCAACAAGAGATCCGCGCTTCTTGCGAGACAGCAAAGAGACAACGCCAATCTGTTTACGGAAGCGAACAGCTTCTCCTTTGTAGTTATAGATAGCACCTTCGATTAGTTTCATTATATTTCCTCCTTTCTATTCTTCGTCATCCCCAAACATGGCGTCCCACTCTTGGGGAGTGATGCCAGTTTTGATAAACTCGCGCTGACCAGCGTCGAGCATTGGGAAAGCGTTTTGAATGAGTTCCCCTGTTTGCCAGAGGATTTCGCGCTTGGCGAATTCTTCTGGAGAGATAGGAATCTCCATCTGATGGATGCGGCCAGTGAAGGGGGAACGACGAGTGATGATGGTTTTGTTCATATTGTTAATGTATGGGATTTTGATTATTTTTGCAAGGATTATTTTTCAAAAACATACGACCAGTAGCGCGAATCCTGCTTGTCTTGAATCGCGTCCCAATAGAGGCAACGCGCAATGTAGCAGGGAACATCGTATGCACGGCACATAGCAATCCAATGGGCTTCGATGTTATCGTAATGTTTTTCGTCTTTGGTCTGGTCGAGGCCGTAGGCTTGGAACATATGAGTGTCCATACAAACAACCTCGCACTTGTCTGGATGCATCATCTCCAACGAGAACGAAACTTTTGCTTTGCCAAGACCAAGCACTTCGCTAACAAGCTCGTCACGATGACTGCGCCAATCAGCAGGAGCGTGAGAGTATTTCGGAATATCCTTCCAGAACTTTTGCTGGAACTGCCACACAAACTTTGTGCGGTTGTTGTGCAAGCCAACGCCGCTATGCTTGAGTTTGTTGAGAAGAACTTGCTGGTCATGCCACCAATCGAGAGACTTAATTGCATTGTAGCCATTGACGTTGGACTTCCAACTTGTATGGACTGACATAAAAGCAAACAGCCAGCGCAACATGGATTCTTGCGTAGTGTCTGGCGCAATCGAATTCCAGTAGTTGGTGTATGACACAATGCGCGAACGATCAAGTGAGTCAAAGAATTTTTCGACGCGAACATATTGAGGGTTGCGCGTAGGCTTGAGTTCCAATTCGGGTTGCACCAAAGCGTCAGATGAGCAACGCATGGGTAGAGGTAGTTGTGTGGTGATCATGCTGTAAGAATAGCTGTATTTGAGTTTTGAGTCAACTGGATTTTTATCATTTTATAAATCGTTGGTATTCAACCACTTACGCCCGGCGGCCAGGCGGCCTGCTGTAAGTGCTTGATAATGAGCACCTTGCTGGATTCGAACCAGCGTATAAGAGTTTTGCAGACTCTGGCCTTACCACTTGGCGAAAGGTGCGAAATGTTCGGCTACCTCTTCTGTGCCGTCTTCTCCTTGCGGATCGGGCAGATTTGGTTAACGCGCACCGAACGCGGGTCATGGTCACCATCCCCCTTATTACAGTCAGCTATCTGCTTCTCATCATCAGTGGGTTCTGACTATCTTGGTAGCGAACCAAGAACGTGTGTTTAGATGGCCTTAGACTATAACGGCTTCAGCTTACGTTGCACAACTATCTTTCCGGACTATGTTGAGCAAACCATCAAATTTTTTCAAAGAAAGTGGTGACAGGGAGGCCAGAACTCCCTGCCTATTATTCCGTGCCTTCTGGCGGCACCGACATCGAATTACCTTGCGGTAACTAGCCCACAAGTTGAACGGAGAAATATCCGCCAGAGCTTGGGAGAATTGTTCCCTGTCTTACAAGTATCTGTATCTGGAATCTTTACATGACGCCGCAGCGAACACAACCAGTTAGTTTCATGCATAGATGCAGGGAAATTTTTTATAGCCTCGGAGGGTTTTGTGTAGGACGACAGACCCTTACTTCTGTCCATCTTTTATTCCGATACTTCGTTCGGGCTTTGTTTCAAATTGTAAAAGAACTATGCAACTGACTTGCCAAAGATGTTGACCACTTCACGATCAACGATCTCATCGAAGCGGAACCTACGAACGCCCTTGCCGAAGCAGTAGGCGGTGAAGCCATTCGCAAACCCATCGAAGGGTCGGGAAACCAGATAGTCGTAGACCTCGTTGTTTCCTTGATCCGTGTAAGGCCGATACTTCAAGCGATACACAGGATTGGTGAACTGACCGATTTTGGAGTCAGCGATTGCGAGTTTGAGTTTGTTTAGTAGTGCTTTCATGGTTTTAAGAATAAATCTTTTTGATCTTTTTGTCAACGGGTTTTTTCAAGATTCTGCAAGATTTTTTGGATTTTTTTAACGGCGCGTTTGGCACTTGCTTCATAGAGGGCAACCTTGGCGATTTCGACGAGAGCTTTTTCGAGAGTCTGTTCTTCAGCGGTTTTCTTTTTCATACCTCTAATCTATCAGAAAAAATTGATTTGTCAATGGATTTTTTGAAATTAAACGGAGTCTACGGGGCTCGAACCCGCAACCTCTGCCGTGACAGGGCAGCGCTCTGACCAATTGAGCTAAGACTCCTATGTGGGATGGGTGAGGATCGAACTCACAACCAACGCCTTAAAAGGGCGCTGCTCTACCTTTGAGCTACCATCCCTAAAATGGCACGAGGTGTCAGAATCGAACTGACCCAGATGGTTTTGGAGACCTTCTCGCCAAGCCTTGGAACATTACCTCGCATCTACTAATCTAGCATATCTTACAGGAAAGTCAAGTGTTTTTCTCTCATGTCGATGCCTTAAACATATTAGCAAAATGTGTCGAAATTTTCTTAATAAATCGACAAATAGCGAAATATCAAATTGGAAAATAGCGAAATAGGAAATACAGAAATAGGAAATAGTTATCAGTCAAATAGTAGAATAAATAGATAATAATCAATGATCATTGAATAAAAATGAATTATTATTATTGTATTGTCTGCTATGCTTGTTATTGTAAGTCTTTCATTATCAACCACTTACGCCTGGGGGCCAGGCCCGGTTCTGTAAGTGACTGATTATCAAGGCTTTACATATGTTAACATTTTTACAGAATGAAACGCCCGTTTAGAACGGACGCTTCAAACTTTCAAACAAGCGTTTGATTTAGTCCTCTGTCTCCTTCACCCAAGTAGGTGCGCCGCCATCGAGTTCGCGGTAGATGTAAGTCGGAGCTTTGTCATAGAGCATGAAGTTCTCACGCTCAAACGTGCTGTATTCGTCTTGTGCTGCGATGCTCGCGTGTTCGCGGAACACTTTGCCGGATTCTTTCTTGTGATTGCGAGGCTTTGCTTTGTATTGGTCAGCAACCTCTGTGTCTTGCCACTTTGTCATATTTTCGTATGTCAAAGCGCGGATCATATTTTCTTCCGTTGAGAGGAAGTAGGCAAACGTGTCGCCAATGTGGTGAAGGTAAGAATCGCCAAGTTCACCGAGTTGCATTTCAGAGTCGCCACTTGTGCGCTCTATGTTTGCATTTGAACCAGCCGCGCCCCAGTTAAAGAAGCGGTTGTAAGTGCGTTCGATTTGTTCGCGTGTTCCGTCGAGGCCAACAGCGATGCCGTTGCCGTATAGACTGATTAGTATTTTTGCTTGTTCCATAGTGTTGAAAGTTTAGATGGTGAGTGTGTGCGCGTCAAGCGATTAATTTCCGCGAGCGTCGATTTCGCGCCAGTAATTTTTTTCCTGCTCGTCGAGATACGCCTCGTATTCAGAGGCAAACTCGTCGCTTTGGATTTGCGTGTTGAAGTCGTCGTTGATGATGGAGTTCGCTTGCATGGGTAAAGAATAGCACAGCCATAGCACCGCACAAGGATTTTTTGCGAATAAAAATATATTTTTTTTCTGCTTGACATGATGAGTTGGCATGGTTTCTGCGCTGTGTATTGCATAAGTCCTTGATTTTCAGCCACTTACGCCCGGCGGCCAGGCCCGGCTCTGTAAGTGCCTTATTGTCAGCGCTTTACGTCATCGCAGTTTGTCGCGTGTGTCAAGACATTTTTGCCACCCCATAAAGAAAAGTTTTTGGAGTGTCATAACGCCAGCACGCTCCCACCATAGAGCCAAGCTGAAAAAGTATTCAGACAAGCGGAACAAGTTTTTTCGTGCGATCAGATTGAATGTCATAATTTTATTTTTTATAGATTGAAACAATAAAGGCCAACAATGAGCCAAAGGCGAGAAGAATTATTTCCATGATGGTGCATTGTATTCAGATTTGCACCACGAAGCCAGACGAATCGCGGAGAGCTTTGCCCTTTGCTTTGAGTCCGACAATGACGTTTTGAGGATCAAGAAAACGCAAGTCGCTTTCGTCTCCATTTATGACACGTTTGCCAAGGTAAGTCTCCGGCAATTCATTAAAGACAACCGCCACGTTGCCACCAGCGGAAAGAACAGCGTGGACGCGATGCTGATTGTCCTCTTTGCGTGAGAAAGTAAGATGGTAATTCTTCGGCAGTTCGCCATTGAGAAATTGCATCATGCGATTTAGGTTTGGCGTGTAGTCGTAAAACTGAATTGACGGAAAGCGCGCCATGTCGATGAGCATATGCCAAGGAAGGTCAGACAAGACGTTAGGCCGACAAGCAACAGGCATATTATTTTTTGCGCTCCATTTTTCGGCATTGTGCAATTCTTTATTCATCTGCGCGAGAAACGTGTTGCGCTCGTCGATAAAGTAACGCGACTTGGCAAGGCGAGCATCTTGCACGTTTGAGAAAATGCCCATGCCGGAAGTGTCAAGACAAGCTGCCTCGCAACCGGACGAACGATGCGGACAGAATTGTTTGCCAGACTTACCAGCGGGAGAAAGTGACAAGCCGTAAGTGCGCCAACCGAGCTTTTCGCCCTTTTTGATTTTGGTGTTGTTAGTGGATAGGAGTTTCATAGCGTGGTGATTCTATGAGGGTTTGCCTTACTTGGCAAGAGCTTTTTTCACCCTTGCAAGGTCGCGCTTGCTGTGCGTGTAGAGTTTCGCGTCGATGCTTTCCAGATTGGAGAGCAAACGATAGGCTGCGATTTTTTCGCGTGCGTTACGGCGAGCGAAAGTTCCGACGATGCTGTTGCGGTCGCGCAACGTGTTGGAGATGTCTTTTTGAAGTGCAACGCGCGCTTGGATGAGGGCTTCGATGAGTTCGAGTTTGGTGATGTTCATATTTTTATTTTCTCTGATTTTGAGTCCGGTTGCAAGAATTATTCTGCGAGGAGAGCGTTTATTTTTTCGCGTGTCTTTCTCATCGCATGGAGTAAAACAGTCGTTTGATCGTCCAGCATGGGGTCGATCAAATCGTTTGCGATCTGTTCAAGTTTTTCGGTTAGGGCTTGGAGTTGGATTTCTTTCTCTGTCATGCTTACAAGATACCACAGCCGCGCAAAAATGCAAGGGATTTTTTACGATTAAAAAAATATTTTTTTTCTACTTGACAGCGCACTTGGCACACTTCTTGAACAGTGTTTTCCGTAAGTTGTTCATTTTCAGGCACTTACACCCGGCGGCCAGGCGGCCTGCCGTAAGTGGTTGATTATCAACGCTTTACGATATAGTCGCTGATTTGGCCGTTTGCTGCGATGCGCTCAAGCCATGTCGAGGTGTTGTAGTGCCACAGGCTCATGGCGAGCAGTGAAACAGGCGTTTGAATTCCGAGCAGTTGTTTTATCCAGTTTGTCATAGTTCTTCAGCGTATTCGTTTTTGTTTTCTGTGCCAAGCATTTTTTCCATGCGCTCTTTCAGTAGCGTATAGACAAGGTGCGCGTCATGCACAGCGTCAACACAGTCTTTCCGCATTCCTTCCATGAGAAAGTCTTTTGCGTAGAAGCGGACACCATTTGATTCAAGGGCTTTTTGTATGTTGGGCGTGATCATGAGTTAGAATCATCGAGGAACATTCCATCAAACACAAGAGGTTTTTCCAGTTCATCAAAAATGTTTTTGCTTTTCTGATGTGTGCGCTCATGCAACTGCATACAGGCAGAGCAGAGCATGGTTGCAACGAGAACAAACGTGAGAAGTGCCAAGGAATAGGCCACGCTGTCGAATGTGATGTATTTTTTCATGAGATTATTTTCGGGAGTCGGCCCAGAGGATGAGGAAGGCGCAAGCAGATGGAAAGATGCCCAGCCAAAAGAGTGGAACCCAGATTGACATAGTTTATTTATATGATCCAACAGGGATGTTGGGAGTTGAAACGTAAACCGCTTCCAGAAAGCGATCCTCATCGAAACGCGGATTTTGTTCGGCAAAGTATTTCGCAAAGTCCAAAGCGAGGACTTCAACAGCTTCGTATTCGCCAATCGGCGCGTGTTGTTTTTCAGCGAGACGCTTGCCCAAGATTTTTGCAATGGCCTCGAATTGTTTTTTCGTCATGGTGTTATTGTGGTTTGTTTTGTGGTTAGGGTCAAGAGATTTTTTTCGGCTCCCGATAGCAGAGTCCGTGGCGGTTGTAACGTCCTTCGGCGCGGTTCATCCGTTCGATGTCGCGCTCGTAAGCTTCGGGGTTGCGCTGATAGGCAGGATCCCAAGGATCAATGCCGAGTGGGAGGTCGAGGGTTTGCAGACGCTCTTCGTCGCGCCAGCTTGTGGTGTATCCGTTTTTCATACTTTTAATCTATCAGAAAAATCCGTTTTGTCAAGCGACTTTTTTCACGCTGACTTCCCAGTAGGGAAAGAACAGATGCATATAGCGAGCAGTCACTTGCACGCCATCCTTACGCCAGATGGTGCGCTTATTGCTCTGCGCAACGTAGTGACCGAAGTCTTTCATGGCGTTGAGGACGATTTCCTTTTTGTGGGTTCCTTTTGTTATCATGCTTACACTATACCACAGAACGCGCAAAAAGCAAGGATTTTTTTTGCGATTGTGCAATTTTTTTTATTATTTTTTTGCTTGACATTTGTAAACTGTTGAATATCAGGCACTTACGCCTGGGGGCCAGGCCCGGTTCTGTAAGTGCTTGATTTGCAACGCTTTACGTATCTTGCCAACCACGAAAAAACTTTGCTTTGCGCGCGAATTTTTTCTTGACACGCATGGCAAACGAGGGCTTGCAAGTTGTCTTGCGAACGCTGCGCTCGATTGCGCGAGCAAGCGGTCGCGTGTCGATTGTCATAATGATTCTGCTCATGTTAGTTGACCCCAAAAGAGAATTGCTGATTTTTTACTGCGTTCAACTCTACCGCGAGCGTAGTCGAAACGCCACACAAGAGATTGAGTTTGTGCTCGTGCATGGTGATCGTGCGCAAAGCCTTCTCCAACATATCTTGAAGATGGTGGATGTGCGCCTCCTGCGCTTGGATTGTTTTCTCATGCTTGATGAGAGTTTCCAGCGATTTGATGATGCCGTCTTGTTGTGTCATAGTATTAGTGTTTGGGTTTGGGTTTGGGTTCAGGACGAGCGCACGGATCGTTGCGGTGACGCTCCTCGGCATAGCCGAAAAGAATGTCAAATGCTTGTTCCGGCGTGATCCAATCGTCCTCTGGGAGGTCGAAGCGCCATTCAGTAGGCCATGCGCCTGTGGTGTTTTCTGTCATAAAATTAATTGTCCCAACCTTCCTGTTCGCCCCAGTCCGCGAGATCGTCCATGCCCGACCCGTCACCGGGCCATTGACCCTCATACCCATCATAGGGTTGCGGCTCCTGCTCGACGGCAGGCTCGGCAGCAAACGTGCCGCGCATAGCCTCATGTTCAGAGGCCATCTCGTCGGATTGCGGTTGTGTGTTGAAGTCGTCAGTGATGTTGTTCATGGTGTTAGGATATGGTGAGTTGAGGATTATTGCAAGCGTTTTTTTATGCGGCCAAAGCGGGACGCACACGGAACACAAGCTCCAGCTTGCCAGCATCGGGGCGAGTCTCGCCAGCGAGGAAAGCGGCGAGCATCTTGCTGTCGAAGTTGAAGCGAGAGAGGGGGTGAGAGTTAGCCCAACGCAAGCCATCGGGCAAGCCAAGGTCGATGAGTTGCTCGACCTCTGCATCAGAGGGGCAGGAGTAAGGCGACCAGCCAAGGGTTGCGATAGTCTTGCCAGTCTCGACGCTGACGAGTTCGTGCCAGAGTTTCGTGCAGTCGCCATCGAAGTCCTCCGAGATGATGAGCGTGCAGAGGGTTCCGTTGACGTTGAATGTGGTGTCTTTATCTTTCATGCTTATAGCATAACACAGCGCACCGAAAAAGCAAGAGATTTTTTTGCAATTGTGAAAGTTTTTTTTATATCTTTTTTCGCTTGACAGGCTGAGTTGGCACACTTCTTGAACAGCTGTTTGCATAAGTCGTTGAATATGAGGCACTTACGCCCGGCGGCCAGGCGGCCCGCCGTAAGTGCTTGATTTAGAACAACTTACAGAGAACAGATCGTGCGCCAAACGATCACCACAGCAAGGCCCACAAGTGCGCCCTCTATGACACAGATGATTGCCTTTGTCATAGCGTGCTTTGTCATAGTATTAGCAAGGCGCGCCGCCATAGCACGGCGCATCTTCGTTTGCGAGGATAGAGCAGACTTTGTCATAGAAGTCTTTATCTGCTTCGAAGTCATCTTGCGAGATGTCTTCACCATCTTCGTCAGTCAAGACAAAGCCAGAGAGTTGCAGTTGGTCAGCATGATCGAACGCATACTCTGTGCAGAGGTAGTATTCTTTTCCGTTGTGTGTGATGTAGTCTTCGTATGTATTCATGTTATGTCTTACAGGCTGAGTAGTGTATCGTGTTCGTGACCGCAGTCAATGATGAGTTTTTCCATAGCGCGAAGTTGCTCATCCGTCAGAACATTTTGTTCAGAGTCTTCTGCCTTGGTGATCGAGACATCGTCCACAACGTAGCCTTCATATTGGCTATCGTAAGAGGTGTCGATTCTGATGTCTTTGGGGTCGATGAAGTAGTCTTCTCCATCGATGCGGATTTCAAGGGTGTCACCATAGGCAGGTGTTCCGTAGCTCATAGCGTGATTGATTTTTTTCATATATTTAAGATAGCAGAGGTGTGGGAAAAGTCAAGCGATTTTTTCGATCTTTATGATCTCGCCGTCAGCAGGAAGATTCACCTTCAAGGCTTTTTCAACCTCATGGGAAACCCAAGTGATGCCATAGGCGGCAACCTCCAACGTAACGGGCAGAGGGTATGAGCCGATTTCGGTGGAGACTGATGCGGTGACTTTGTAGGTGTTTTTCTTTTTCATGCTTTTAGAGTATCAGAGATGTGGTGAAAGTCAAGGGTTATTTGTGGATTTTTTTCATCCATACGCAAGGCTCGACCCTATGGAACGAAACCTTGCAAGACCGACCAACGCGGTTGGTGAAGGTGAACGAGCGGATAGCCAGCGAAGCAAAGGTGCAAGTGGCCTTGTTGAGGGTAGCGAACTCCACGATCTCGCTGCTGGTGTAGTATTTTCTTTTCATGCTTACACTCTACCACAGCCGCGCAAAAAAGCAAGGGATTTTTTTATCTTTTTTGAAACTTTTTTTCTTGACAACCACCCCCCCATTTTTGAAAAAAATTCATACGAGCGTTTGAGGTTTAGGTCGCTGGGGCCTATTTTTAAAACTCTACAACCTATAAATCTATCTCTCTTTTACTTATCAAGGTATCCATAAACCAATAAAAACCACCTATATATAATAAAAATTAATTAAAATAACGCGGGGCTATTTGTTTATATGCTTATATGGCTATGAATAATAGTATTAGAAGAATAATGACGAGGGGAAAAATAGAAAATAAATAAAAAAAATAAATAAAAAATAAACCCTATAGGTTATGGGTTATAGGTTCATATATCCTGTATAAGTACCACTGTTTTGTTATACAAACAATTCAGATTTAATAGTAATATTACTTAGAAAAAAAAATCGCGCCTGTTTTCGGATTGAAAATAGTGTTGCGCCGGGATTTATCGTGATACAGTTTGCGTATAATTAAATCTTAATGCAAAGTTAATATCTTTGAATTGACCCCTCTTGTTACCAAGGGCATCATAAAAATTATACAACCAACCATGGCTAAATCCACGACCATTACCATCAAGACCAATAGAAAATGGATCGGTTGGTATGTACGGATTACTGTTATATCTATTTATAGTTGGTGTAAAAAATAATCCACCAATCCATCTAGAAGTATTTGGGACAGTTGCAGGAAAGAATATAGCGGCACTTTTGCTAGCTGTATTGCTTCCAGCAGTATAGGCATTGTTTGTAACACTGCCACCAATATCAACATGCGTATACAGTCTTGTTGCACTTTTTGTAGTGCCAATTGTGTTTGGAAGCGCTGTATTTGGGGGATAATCGTTAATATTTAGAGCATTATTTCCAAACTCATCATCAGCCCCCAAAAGAGCGGCTGCTGCATATCCGTTATCGCCTTCTGTGCATGGTAATAGAGCCCATGGATTAATCCATGTAAAAGGCTGAAAGCTGCCGATTTGTGCATATTGTTTTTCTATATTAATTCCGTTTGCGCTCATTTCTCCTAAGAAGTCACGATAACGACCCATAGCTTTCATTTTTCCAAGAGTAGAGAAACTTCCGCTTGTAATGTTTGGTACTTCAATTGGCGTAACAAGAGCAGGTATAGAAACTTGCAATGTATATGTTAATCTTAGAAATTGGAATGTATCTAAAATAACATTCGATGGTAAAACAAATCTACTAAAAAGTATAAAGCCGGTTGGCCTTCCATAGCCGCTTTCTTGAACTGGAAAGCCGCCACCAGAGGTTTCTTTCATGCCGATTGCTACCTCTCTAACGGTATGCTGTCCTGTTTGTACGGCGTTAAAATCCCAAACCTTTGTATACACACAGCCATCTGCAACATCTTGGCGAAGACATGTACCAGTTGTATTTCTGCTTGACCATCCGCCATCTGCGCTTGGTGCAATTGTATTTCCTCTATAATTGGTTGCAGTTGGGTTTGCTGCGTTGCTTGAATATACAGCATGAGAAATTACATCGGGTATTCCTCTTGCATGTCGTAAACCGCTAGCACCACCATCAAAAGAAAATGCACTTCTATCATGGCCAACTAAAAATCTCAAACCAGTATCTTGTATTAGATTTGGCCTCATTTTGTCGCCAAAAGGCTGACTTACTTCACCATTAGGATGAACTATTTCTACTTTCCACTCTCCCTTGACAAGCATTTTGTTTTCAACAAATACTTCTTTGTATTTAGGTAAAATAATATTGGCCATATATTGATTATATTAACATTACAGTAGTAATTATACTTTTTTTTAATTTTTTATCTATTAAAAATCCATCTGATTTTTACAGTTATTGGAGTATTTGCAGAAATAGTTTGTGCAGTATTGAATTTGTAATATATTGCTGTATTTGAATTAGTATCAGAATGGTGCCATAAATAAATTCCACCAACTGTTCTGCTTGATGTGTGCGAAGGAAATGAATAGATGGCATCTATACTACTGAAAGCGTCTGTTTGTTGTAGGTTTGAAAATGAAACTGTAGCTAACGGACCAGACGGAGTATAGGTTATTCTAGAATTAGAATAGTTTACTGGACTATGAGCACTATCAAAAAAGCCTATATTATTAACCCATGTAGCTGTGCCAAAAATATTTTGAAAAGCGCCATAAGTTGCTGGATCATTTGCAGTAACTATTGTACTCGTTGAATCAACCGTAAAATCTCTATAAGCATATCCATTTGTGTTGCCAAGCGTGATAATTGTATTATTTCCAGTAATAGTTGGCAAAAGACCGGTATTGTTTGTAGACATTCTAATATAGCCAGTAAAGTCCAAGCTGGCTCCGGTAAGGGCAATTGATAAATCGCTATTCAAATAATTTATAATTAAATTTAAAGAATATGTTATTTTTAATATATCTCCACTTTCTAAGTTGAGGGCACCTGGAAATACAAACCTACTTAATGTTATTGGGGTAGTATTTGCAATTGCGAAATTTCCAACACAAGCTTCAGAATAGCTGACCTGTGTGCCTGATGGCACAGCTGCAAATGTAAAATCACGGGTTAATATTATTTTATTATTAACGGAATCAATATTGGTTGTAAAAAATGTACTTCTGTGGGTTTGACCTAAAATTGTTCCTAGCAGGTTTGTTTGCGTTCTTGTTGGTGATGAGCCGTTTGAGCCAACCCTGCATGTTTGAATAAATGAGTGCAGTCCTTCGCTATAGCCTGTTAGAATTTTTTGATAAAACGTATCTAAAATTAGATTTTTATTTGGCTTTTTTCCAAACGGAAATAATACTTTGCCATTTTTTTTATGTACAGAAACTAAGTATTCTCCAAATATTTTAGAAGTATTTTGTATGTCTATATCTGTTTGCATAAACTATATTATAATAATAAAAAATTAAAACATTTCTAATCCAGAAGCATAATAAGTTCCAGATTCATTTATATTTGGATAAATATAGGCCCCAATTCTGCCAAAACCAGAAGCTGTATAGTTTCCAGTATCTATTCCAGTGATATGGTCTAAAATATCCGTTTCATAAATCACGCTATCAATATTTCCACTTATTGTTCCGCTTTCAAGCGACCCAGTAACGCCAACAAAGTATTCATAATAGGCAATGTTTATAATGTTACCGCTTGTTATTCCAGATGTTCCTTCGCCTAAGACAAGTGGATTTTCAGAAGATGCGAAAAATATATTATCAATTGATGCATTTAGGCCAGTATACATAATGTCTACGCCCGATAATCCACCAAAAAATCCACTTAATTCTAATGGTATTATTCCTGTAATATATAATCCAGTATCTATATTTCCAGAAACTGTTTGTCCTGTCATGAAATCTCCGCTGATACCAGTCAAAGAAAATGGTCGCGTACTAGCAACATATTCAAATCCTGTAATATTTCCAGAAAGCATACCGGTTATAAATTCTTGACTTTCGAATATGCCAGATACATTTGCAAGCACAACTCCGCTCGTGTATAGTACTCCAGTGCCAATTCCCGTTCCTGTACCTAAAGAAAAATTACCTATTGGATATACAATATCTGTGATTGGAAATTGCCCAAGGCCTGTAGTTATAAGTCCGCTTAAAAATCCTATACCAGTATTTTGATTTGATATTCCAGAAAAACCAGTACCGCTATAGAAATTAAATGTAATTCCAACTGCCCTTCTATACACATCAGAAAAACCAAAGCCAGAAACTCCAGCATATTCGCCTGATTGTATTAATAAGCCGCGCAAGCCAAGCGTGCCAGTTAATATTCCAGAACCACTATTGACTTCTATGTGACCTATAAATCCAGTCATCATTCCATTTCCAAAAACATTTGAAACTGTTCCAGAAAATCCAGACCCTTCCGTAAAAGAATATCCAGAATATACTAAATTTGGATATTTAAAATTTGAATTTTGAGAATAGAAACTAGAATGGCTTACCGAATTTTGAGAAAAGAAATACTGTTTATTATCTATAAAATACCCACTTGATCCGGACGTACCATCGCCTGTAGAGGCATAATTTATAAACCTTAATGATTGATCTAAAACTCCACTAATAAAGCCTATCATTCTTTCTCTCGGAAGAGTATTTTCTGAAACAAAGCCGCTATTTGAAAAGTTAAATCCATAAACTGTATTTGTAAATCCTGGATCAAAACCAGATTCTCCATTAAATCCATTAAAATTTAATGCTATTGGTTTTTTGACAGTTCCTATAATTCCAGTTAAAATTCCACTACCAGTAGTTAACTGCTCTAGCGTAAAAGGATTAAACTGTATTCCAGAGAATCCAGTAAATTGACTATTAATCGTATAGCCCGAATATAAATTTCCATATCCATAATTTAATTGCTCAAATCCGCCAATTCCAGTAAATTGTCCAGAATATTTTAAAATATTTTTATATCCAATATGTCCAGTCATTATTCCTGGTCCAAGAAACGGATCATTAAACCCGATAAAACCGCTTTGCTCTATGAAAAATCCCGAAAATTCATAACCAAGATCTGGGTCAACAAAGCCTGGGGTTTTTTCAAAATTAATTGAGGCATTTACGCCAGTATCAAAATATATATCCTGCTCATAATTTTCATAGTAATATCCGCTATATTCACCAGTTATTACCGCGTCCTGATCTTTGCCTGAAAAAGTTCCGTCTCCGAGCATTGTGCCAAATAAAAATCCAGTAATAAGAACTGGCTCTAGTATCGAATCTGGTAAAAATTTATACGACACATTATCTTTTATAAATCCGCTATTTTGAAAAATTCCCGTTGCCTGTAGAAAAAACCCATCTTCTTCTAAAATGCCGCTTATGTATCCGGTAATATATTCGTATACAAATCCAGTATATGGAAAATCTACTCTTGTATTATCTATAAAGTATCCGCTTTGTGCTAAAGCACCAGCAGATCTAACAAAATTAAAATTATTATCTATTGATCCGTTAATATACCCAATAACTTGCTCTGCGCCAGTTGTTCTGTAAGGGGGAAATTGTATTACATTTCTTTCTAGCAATGTTAGCCTTTGACCACTATAAGATCTACTGTATGGCCCAAATATTCCTATCCCACTATTTATCCCAGAGTATCCTGTGTATATGCCACTGTAAAATCCGCTAAAACTTGATACAAGGTTTGGGGCAAATGGTTCAAAGGTTCCATTCGGATACATTATTCCACTAATTTTACCATACAGGCCTTGATTGTATATATTTTCTATATCCAACAATCTGTAATTAACTACTCCTGTTATATAATCTGCGCCAGTAATTTGGCTTTGATTGCCGAATTCTAAATATTCCGTTGGCGAAAATGCATTCCACATATTGCCTTCTTGAACTATTGACCAGCTTCCAATATCTCTTAAAAAGAAACCAACAATATTTGCGCTCATTATATTAGATAATGATTCTGCGGCTTGAGCCGTTTTATTCTCTGAAGCGATATATGCCAAACTATTTATATTTCCACTTACTGTTGAAAATGAAATATCTGATACGTTTACTGCTATAGGTAATGGCGGCAAAATTATAGCTAAAGATTCTGCCATATTAATAGATATGTCATCAGCTATTCTTCTATAATCTCCTCTTAAAACCAGAAATCCGCCGCAGTAATGATCAAGCGCTGCAGTATCATAAGTTTGTCTTCCCAAATTGCTCATTCCGGCCCCGATCACCATTCTTTTCGGCATCCAGTATTCTGGCTCTTGCACTGTTCCAGAGCGTGTAGTTATTCTGTAAGGCTGTGGGAATGTTCCGGTATATATGCCAGGATCTTTTCCAAAGAAAGATCTTATTTCGTAAGAATCAAGCTGAGAATAAACCATCAAACAAACAAATTTTTCAGTTCCATTATCTGACTCATAAAAAGAAAATGGGTCTCTTTCTACGACTTTTTTTACTTGATCTGCTGAATAGTCTACAGCAAATCCTTTTTTATCTCCTCCAAATATTTCATCATAAATATAAGTTGTACCTCGAGGTCTAAATTGGCTGGTTGAAAAACATGGCGCAACAACCCCATAGGTATCTACGGATTTATCAAAGCAAAAATAAGGAGGCTCTTCTACGCTTGGTCTGTATAAGCTTGTTTCATATTTACCTCTTGCATGTTTAAAAAAATAAAAAACTGTTGTTGGGTCTTTTCTAAATTGAAAATTTGGATCGCTAGTTCCTGAAAATTCTAGCTCGCCACAATTATCAAGTGCATTTAAAAATATACCAGATTCATGCCAATTAACATTTTTGGGAAATTTTAAAGAAGTTCCCGAGCATAAATTGCCTATTCCAAACACTTCATTTCCAAAACCAATATTATTATGCTTTCTTAGTGGAAAGTATGCGAATTCCAAATCGTCTTTAATACTGCACAAATAATCAGTAAAATCATTTATCTTTGATATTGCATCTGCAGAATAATATCCCCTGCCTTGGCCACTAATTTGCGCCAAGAACCTACTAACTAATGGGTTAATGATATCATAATGTAGCATATACTAGCATTTATTTATAAAACCCACCAAGCGCTATATTCACATCTGATATTCCAGATAAGGTTTTTAAAATATCAATTCCTATTCTATCACCAGCAGTTACTTCAAAAGAAATTTTTGAATTTGCATCTGTTTCTGCATACATCATTCCAGAGCTTATACCAAAATCTATTAAATATTCTTTAACCCCATTTTTATTCTTCTTATAAAATTTTCCAGTTAATGGAGAAAAATCTGGAAGATTTCTATAGCCTATCAGCCCAGTCATTATTCCAAGTCCGGAATTTGAAAATTGAACTCCACTAAATCCACTTTTTGCTGGAAAAAATCCACTATATTCATATCCGTACTGTTTAATAAATCCGTTTTCAGATTCGAAGGCCTCAAATTGGTAAGTTCCGTTGCCACCCGTTACAAATCTTCTTTGCTCATATGGATATAAAAAGTATCCACTAAATCCATCAGTATTGGGTGGATATCCCGCACCAGTATGAATTGGTCTGAAATTTGGCAATACCTCAACTTCTAAAAATCCACTGATTATTTCCCCCCTTAGTTCTTCTCTTACCCCTATTGGCCCATATAAATATCCAGTAAATCCTCCAGACACATCTTGGTATAATCCAGTAAATTGGTTTTGATTTGTATTGCTAAATATTCCAGAATATATATAATTTACGTTCTGAAATCCTGGCATGCCACTAAAGCCAGAAAATAAACCGCTTCCAGTAGGAAAATAGTATTGCTGCCCACTTAAAAAATATCCACTTGAATCGATTATGAATCCGTTTCTTCCTGTTGGAAACCCACTTATTCTAAATCGAAATGATGATAGTGGATAAAAAATATTTGTTGAGCTTCTATATCCACTTAAAAAGCCAGTAATTACATTATCAAGCTTATATACATTTCTACTACCTATTGCTTGCGTATATACTGCTGGGCCAAAATTATCAGTATTAGCGGATCCTGTTAGCGCATTTATATTAAACCCAGTAAATGAATACCCTAAATTTTGATCAAAACCAGGCTCTCCATTAAAACCACTAAAGTTAGTATTTGAAAAATATTTAGCATTGTTATTTATAATATATCCACTACCGCCATTAAATAAAAATGACCGTTGTCTTTCTAAAAATCCGCTAATATATCCGGTAATATAATTTGTAAATGTAGTTGGTCCAGCCCCAGAATTACCACAATATAATCCCCATCCAGTAAATTCAGCTGGATATTGAATATATTGTTCATATAAATTTTCTTTTATTTGCACATTATTACCATAATAATTAAAAGCTACTGGTATTTTATCGAATGATGCGGCGGCAGAATAATAACCTAACAAGCTTATTGACAATGATCGCATTTCATTTGCTGATGAATGAATATTTAGGCCTAATATATTATGTGGTGTTATTTTGTAATCTAAAGGTCCATTATTAGAGTATTGATATTTTCCTAAAGTAAATGCTCCAACATATTTAGTATCAATAACACTTTCTGGCTTTCTTGTATAAAAAGATCCTTCTAACTTATCATCTCCTGTTGCTGGGTGTGAGCATGTGACCAAAAATCCAGTGGCCATAAAAAAATCACTCATATATATTTCATTTAAATAATTTCCAACAACTGGCCATCTGCTATAAAATGATATTGGAGCATATCCTCTTAAAAAAAATCTATCCGTTAATTGTATCCCAGATGTATTTTTAACTTGCATGCCATCAATAAATAAACGATTGTCATGGGCAGTTAAAATGGACCCATTTAAATTGATAGATTCTATGGATAGTACGCTTGGCATATTTTTTATTACATTACCGATCTGAACATTGCTTTCTGAAAATTATCTACTGCTATATTATAATTATAAATATCATTTTCAGAAAATGCATAACCAACAGAAGCGAGCGCTATGTTCGCATCCAACGTTGATGTTACTTTGCTTAAGTAATTATTGCCAAAAAGTAACAATTTTAAATTATTTTTTAAATCTATATCTGTAGGTAATAACGGAAACCAATTTCCAAAAACTTGCCCATTCAAGTAGCACTTGGTAGTGTTGATGCCAATCATAAGTCCCGTTCCGCTAATATTAGAATTGATCATTTGATCGGCGGTATATCCAAATCCGCCTAAAGTATTAATTATATTATAAACATATCCAACAATGCCATCATTTTTACTAAAATTTAACTCGAAGGCCCCAACGCCAGAAAGTTCTTGAATAAAATTTCTAGTATTTACTCCAATAAATCTTCCATCTTTTGTTATGTTTGAAAATGGCGTTCTATTGTATACTGATATATGAACGTTTTTAAATGATGCAAATAATGTTAATGGTATATCAGTATTTCCATAACCCGTTACTCCGGTTACGCCATTTTTATTGTGGGTTTGCTGTCCAAACCAAGAGATTTTATACTTATTAGGATCTATAAGATTAAAGCTGTGCGAAGATGCGGTTCCTCCAATAAAAGGATAAAGGGCTATAAATTTATCTATTAAATTTAATTGCCACAATGCATCAGCAAATTCGGCAAGTGCGCCAACTTCATGATTTCTAAACACTTTAAAGCCACCGCAAGCATTAATGAATGGCATTACGGTTGTGTTAAAAGAATCGTTTACTCGCCTTTTATACATATGTTTCTCTATTCATGGCCAGAGTAATATTTAGAGATATTAATTGATCTTCAAATTTTGTCTGATAGTTATCAAATCTGTAATACCAACCAACATATGGAATATTTATACCCTCAAGATAGTACGCAAAATAATCTTCAAAAACAAAAGGTTTTGTTGGGTGCCAAAGGCGATTTGCGTTCCATTTTTCCATAGGGGCAAAAAAGAAGCCACCGATGCCCGTATCATTATTTGGAAATTCTGCTTTGAATTGAAACCAATAATTAATTTCTTTTGGATATGAATTAGATGGGTAGTCTGTTGTTAGGCCTCCATATTCATACGTTGGCCAAGATGGAAATGGAGTATTTGCAAGATTAATACGGTATCTTTTTCCATAATAATCAGTATTATTAGGATATTTGCCTTGAATACCGATCTCTGTAACTTCATCTCCGCCAGGTATTACAAACATAAATCTAGTATCGTTTTCAGGCGGAAATGGTGGCGGGTAGTTTGGATAGAATCCCAATCCACTTTCAGGCTCGTTTCCGATCATAACTGCTGATAGATAGATATTTGGGTTTATTTGATTTCCAAAAAACCATTTATTGTGCGCTGGCCACCAAAACCCGTACATTGGGCCTGCTTGCGAGCCAACAGCTGAAGCTATTCCGTTAGGAGTAATGGTTCCGAATATTCTACTATAATTTCCAATAAGTTTGATTGAGCCGCTTCCGTTAAAATCGCCATAAACTACATTTTCTCCGGTTACAGGTATTGGAGTTATCATTGCCGGAATTCTTATAGCTGTATCATATCTTACTTTTACAAATTCTCCAGTTGTTAGTTCTATACCCGACAATTGCTTTCTAAAACCAAAGATGCCCGTCATAATTCCACTATTAGACCTAATAAAATAATCATTTCTTGAACCTATGAATCCGGTAAGTGATCCTGTAATGCTATTTGTTGGATATGTATAGAAAACTCTATGACCTATAAATCCAGAAAGAATACCTGTGCCAAAAGCTCCGGTTAGTCCAGAAAATGTAGAGCCTTCTGGGAAATTGAAACCAGTATAAGCGAACCCGGTATCGATACTAAAACCGGGCATTCCATTAAAGCCAGAAAATGTATTTCCGGTTGGAAAATAATATTGTTGGTTATTTAAGAAATATCCGCTAGATCTTAGTTGTGGAAGTTCTGGATATAAATCTTGAAAGGTAAAAAATTGACCAAGATCGTTTCTAAATCCGCTTATAAAGCCATTAATTTTTTCATAGTTTATTTTTGGCCAACTCTCCCCAGAAAATCCACTCTGTGATGGGAAAAAGCCCGAGAAAGAAAAGCCTAATCCAGTATAAAAGCCTGGCATTCCGCTAAAACCAGAAAATGTATTTCCGGTTGGAAAATAATATTTTTTACCACTTAATATATATCCACTAAACCCTTGACTTCCAGGTATAGGAACAGTAAATGGAATGAATGTGCCAAATGCATTTGTTACACCGCTTCTGAAGCCAACAATGCGCTCTCTTTCAAGTACAGTATTGTATATAAAACCGCTACCATATTGTAGATTGAACATTCTACCGCTCGGATTATATCTCCAGCCATATTCGAAAGATGGTATGTTATCGAATCCCTGCTCTTCAGTACCAAAAGATCTAAGAACGTTTCTGTTTCCAATAATACCGCTGGCGTAACCAGGGCCAGTATTTCCGTTAATTGTTTTTACTGTATAGCTAGGAAAATTTAAACCGCTAAATTGAAAACCTAAATAGCTATCAAATTCTGGCAGCCCTGAAAATCCGCTTAATGGTATATTTTCATATAAATTTCTATATCCTAATATTCCAGTCAAAATTCCAGTTCCAGAACTTGTATTATCAACACCGCTAAATCCGCTCCCAGTTATATATGGAAAACCGCTATATGCAAATCCAAGATAAGCATCAAATTCATTTGGGTTTTCTCCAGCAAATCCAATAAATTCACCGCTTTTATAAAAAAAGTTTCTGCTGCCAATAAATCCAGTATAAATTCCAGTTCCAGAATTAGTAAATTCTATACCACTAAATCCGCTTGAAAATTGGAAAAAACCTGAGTATATAAATCCAGTTTCATTACTAAATCCTAATTGGCCAGAAAATCCAGAAAAAGATTGTCCGGTAGGAAATGCTCTTTGGGATCCTTCAAAAAAATATCCGCTAGATAACTTATCAATTTCACTAAATCCGCTAAAAATGGTACCGGATTGAAAACCACTTATATAACCTATAATTCTTTCCGTCCTTATTTCTTGTATTGGTGGAAATTGATATCTTTGATTATTTAAATAGTATCCACTAGAACTATAAAGCAAATTCGATTCAAATCCAGAAAAATTACCAGTAGTATCACGAAATCCGCTAATATAGCCAGTTATTGGTTGAGAAATTACTTTGCGATTTGCGAATGGAATTTGTTGTCCGTTAATAACGTATCCACTTAAATATGCATGTTTAAATTGAGGATCATTTTGATTATAAAATGTAAAATTATTAAATTGGTCTAAATTTCCACTCCTGTAACCATATACAATTTGATATTCTTTTGTTTTAACAGGGGGTATATTATATAACTGACCAGAAACTATTATTCCGCTACCTATATCTATTGGGTGATTGTGCAAGTTAAAATTGCCACTATTATCAATATATCCGCTTAAAAATCCGGTAGCAAGCTCTTCAGATGTAAATAAAAATCTAGACCATATACCTCGCCTACCGGCATTGTTAGATAAATCTGATGCATTTGGTTTGAAACCAGCTTCTGTATAGGTGACTCTTTCCGATTCAATAGGAAAATCATATGTTCTAGAAAAAATAGCCATTCCTGATCCAGATATGTAAGTTCCTGTGGCTCTATTAAAATTTGGCCTAATATAGTTTGTTTGTTTATAAAATCTATGCAAAGCTGTATCTTTATCTGAAATTGGCTTTGTTCCTGTACCAAGCTGCATAGTTCCATCAGTAAGTCTTGAAAAAACAAGCCCCCCTCCAATACTTGAAGTTTTAGCATTGCCAGGGCTCATTAATTCTACCATTGATTCGAGCCATAAGTCTAATATTCTATTAGACTTCATTTCTTTTCCAAATGGAAACGAAGATTCAATGCCGGATTCTCCAGATCTACATATTTCGACATTCCATTTCGCCGATAAGTATGTGTTTATTTGTGCGTTTGCTTCCATTTTAAATTCTAGCCATAGATTGCCTTAAATTAATTACAATTTTTTTATCAGATCTTTTTATTTGCGGGTTATTTAATTTCCACAACCATCCATCAACTGTATTTTGTCTATTTGTTTTTACAGTTGTAAATAAAAAACCTCCTATAGTTTCATTTGCTGTTGGATTATTTATATCAAATACATATTCAATATCTCTGTAAAAACTTCCTTGAGTATAATTAGATGGGTTTATTGTTCCGTTGGCTACAGAAAGTCTGCTACCAAGCCAGTTAGTAAATAGGGTATTATTAATATTATTTTCATTCTCAAAAAAATTTGTTAAAAGATAAGCTGTGCCAAAGCATTTATTTGTGCATGTTTCTATTTCTGCACAAAACTCTTCACAAAATGGCATAAAAGAAGATCTTGGCGAATCGCCATTTCTGATAACTGGATTTCCATCTAAATCAAAGCTTCCGAATATATCATCAAATCTTCCAACTAATTTTAACCATCCATTAGCATTGAATGTTCCAGAAGATAAATTTATATTTATTGGATTGACAATAGCACTACACGAAATAGAAAAATTATAAAACAATCTTAACCACTGCCCTCTTGGTATAAGAATCGGGCTGTCTAAAAGAAATTTTGTAAATAATTCTCCGTTCCATCCGTTTTTAAGCCCTATTTCAGAAGCTGTATAAGACTTTGGAAACATTGGTAAGTTTTCTGGCTTTGGAAAATCATATACTTTTTTAAAAACTCTTTTTCCTAAACTATAAAAATCTTCAATTGAGCATGATTTATCGTTTATAACGTTTGTTTCTAATGTTTGATATGTTAAATTAGTATCGCTGGCTTGCGCTGGAGCTATTCCGGAGCCTAGCACAGCGTTTCCTTTCAAAAAAGATGGTATAGTATTCCAATTTAAATTTAAATGGGGGCCATAGCCATTATTTGCAGATAGAATATCAAGGGCCTGATCTAGTATAAGGTTTTTTTTATATGAACTTCCAAATGGAAAAGTTTCTTTATTATTCTCATCAACTATAGCTACGTTCCAGGATCCACCAATTTCAAATGATGGGTTTATAGATACGCCTAAATGATTTTTTATATGCAAATTTAACATTTTTATTAATTATGATAATATATATTTTTATATTTTATAATTTTATATTTCCGTAAATTGCATAATATTAATGCTTGCAGCAGTTGAATCAGACAGGTATAGTCTTCGTGGGCCAAAAACTTCTATTTTATTTATAGATAATGTTGGCGTAATACATTGATTTTCTTTTTTAAATCTATCATAAATTTCATCTTTTAATGGGTATAGGTGGCGACTTGTGAGTGTTGTAACTTTGTCAATTCTAATGCTTGGAGCAACCCTTGGATTCGTTTCATCAACGAGCATTTCGCTTTCGCCAAGCCTGAATGTACCAACGTTTCTTCTCAAGATGGTCTGGAATTCTTCAACTATATCATAAAATATTTTATTTTCATAATCATCAAGGGCTGTACCTATGGTGGCAAATCGTATATTTGCCTTGGCGGTTTGTTCCGTTTGTCCTTTAATAGTTTGGGCTACAGATCCAAAAGCTCTATGCGTTAACAATAAAAATGGATATTGGCTAAATGTTGGGATTGCTTCATTAAAAGAATTTAATTGCGTTGGGTTTATTCTGCTTGATACAGCATTTGATAATAGAGAATATGCGCCTAATTTTTCTCCGCCTGTATAGCAATAAATACCATTAACGCCAACTATTAGTCCCCAGGCCTGTGCATTTAATTGATCTCCTGCGTCAACACCAGCGCCTCTAAATGGTGGGAACGTTCCGCAGCTATAAGTAAAAATTGGTGCTTGAAGAATTCCTTTTGATGGATCATTATCTATAAAAGTTTGCGGTCTTCTGCGCAAACTAATTGTATGCATCCATGATGAAGAGTTAGGGTCGGGTGTCGATCCTATAAGGGCACATTCTGCAGATGTATCATACCATCTAGTAGCGTTATAAACAGAAACGTGTATATCATTATCGCTAAACCATGATGGCGCAACAAATGTATTTCCATATCCAGTTCCTGTATTTGTTACCCCATTTTTATCGAAAATTAATGAGTTGTACCAAACAATAGTATGCCTATAAGGATTTTTTAAATTAATGCTCATTGATGGTCCAGATCTGCCAACCAGTGGATAAATAGCTCTAAATTTTGACCAAAGATTTGTTGATATAAGAGCTGTGGTTAAAAAGTCCAAAGCTTTAATTTCATCCGAATTTGGCTGAACCGGAGACGTTTCAAACATTCTTTGTATGAATAGCAAGGATGCTGGATGAAGTGTATCTCTTAACTGCTTGCTGATTATTTGCATATTATAAGCTTTATATTATTACAATTAAATACACTTTATAGTAGAAGTATTAAAATAATAAGTATATTTTATTGTTATAAATAGATTTTTATATAAATAATGTAATGTATAATATGCAAAGCAGTAAAAAAGCTAAAAACCAAAACAAGGCTAAAGATAATAGCCCAAAAGTATATCAAAGAGAAAAAATAGATTTTGAACTAAAAATAAGGGAGCTTAACTGGACAGAAAGACAAAAAGAATTCTTTGATTTAATTAGCAATAAGGATACGAGGATTGTTTTTGTAAGCGGCCCTGCTGGCTCTTCTAAAACTTTAGTAGCGGTTAGAGCGGCGCTACAAATGCTTAATGATAAAAAAGCATCAGATATTATATGTGTTAGAGCAGCAGTTGAAAGTGCCGATTCTAAACTTGGTTATTTGCCGGGTGACTTGCAATCAAAATATGATGTTTATATGATGCCTTTTGCTGATAAGCTGGAAGAACTTCTGCCAATAGATCAGATTAAAAGACTAAAGGGAGATAATAGGATAACAAATCAGCCAATCAATTTTTGTCGTGGTTTAAGTTTTGCTGCCAAAGTTATATTGATGGACGAAATGCAAAATGCTACACTGTCAGAGTTTGGAACATTATTGACAAGAATTGGAAAATTTACAAAAATGATTGTATGTGCAGATCCTTCACAGTCAGATCTTCCATTCAATAAGCAAGGGGCTTTTGAAAAAATCGTAGAATTATTTTCTTGCGAAGAATCAAAAAAGATGGGCGTACATCATTTTCATTTTACCGAAGATGATATTTTGCGCTCAGAGCTTTGCAAGTTTGTTGTAAGAAAAATTACAGAACATAAAAAAGAAGAGGCGATTCGGTTAGCGGAGAAAGAGAAAAAGAATAAGACCCAAAATAATCATAGTATATCACAAGTATATCAAGATAGCTGGTGTCCAAGTCAAAAATTATAAAAATAAATTAAAATTAGATTTTTACTCTTTTATTGAGTAGAATATTACATAATAAATTTATTTTAATTATGTTAAGTTATTTTTGCTCAAAATGTGGCGGTAAAAATCTTTACCAATTTCAAAAACCTAAATTTTGCTCTCATTGCGGTGCTAGTTTTTCTTTGGCATCAGCTCCAGCATCTACAAATATTAAATCAAATCAATTTGAGGTTAATATAAACACAAACAAGATAATCAATACAAATATAGAAGATAAGCCTGAAATTTTTGAACCGTCCGCTCAAGACTATAGTTCGATGAGTGGTCTAGATGTTCATATTGAAAAATTTGGTCAAGATAGTGGTATAAAACTTGGAGAGCTTGTTGCAGATGATCCCGTCAAAGCAAAAATAACTGCTAATAAAAAAAATAATAAACAGCGCAAAGGCAGAAAAAAAATAGCCAAATCTCTGCCAGAAAGTTTCGTTTCTGAAGCAAAAATGTCAGGGCGAAATTACCAAAACTATGAAGAGCTTAACATTATAGATAACGAAGAATAAATATGGAGCGTCCACCCTTTGAATCCTGTTTGGATGTAATAAATCAGGAGATAGCCAAAAGGCGCTCTCAATGGAAGCTCACATCTATAGCATGGATGGACTTTAATGACGTAGAGCAAAAGTTAAGGCTTCACATTTTTAAAAAATGGGAAAAGTGGAATCCTGAAATGCCGCTTTTGCCATGGCTTAATACAGTTATTACAAACCAAATCATCAATCTTGTTAGAAATAATTATTCTAATTATGCAAGGCCCTGCTTAAATTGTCCACATAATGCTGGAGGTAATAATTGTAAATTGTATGGAACACAAAATGGCAAATGTGCCGATTATGCAAAATGGGAAAAAACAAAAAAACATGCCTATGATGTTAAATTGCCAGTAAGCGTTAACGACGAAAGAATTTTTGGAGAAGGCAATGAATTTGATGCTAAAGCTTCGGATGCTAGCGGATTTGACTTTGAACTTTTCGTGCCAAAAGTTCATGATGCAATGCTTAAATCATTAACCCCAATACAGCAAAAAGTGTATACGTATTTATTTATTGATGGATGCCCAGAAACGGAAGTTATTGCAATGCTTGGTTATAAAAATGGATCAACTAAAACCGGTTATAAGTTTGTAAAAAAAATAAGAGCACAGATTGTTATAAAAGCTAAAAAAATTGTCCGAGAAATGATAAGATAATATGAGCGAACAGCCACAGTTTGAACTTTCTGAAGATCACAAAAAGAAGGTGTTAAATTTTTTTTCAGAAAATTTAGAACCGGAACTTTCTGGCTTAGTAAAGAGTGTTTTTGAAAATAATGAGCTTGATGGCAAAACGAAAGAAGCTAGAGCGATAAAAGCTTTTTGTAAAGAGCGGGGGTTAAAGTTCAAAACAAGAACTGTGATATTGAAAGGGCTTTTAGAATTAACAGAGGAACAAATTATCTATATTAATAATAATTTTAGAGTTAAAAGTGCTTTAGAAATAGCAAAGGAGCTTTTTAACAATGATAATCTTACAAATTTAAGCCAAGAATATAGAACAATAAATTCAAAGATTGAAGAAATTAAAGATACAATAAAAAAAGATAATATTGCCCCGACCAAAGACGAACTAGAAATTGTTTCTATCAACTATAATCCAGAAGTGCTTGTTGAATCAGAATATAAGCCACCTAAAACTTTAAAACAAACTATTGAGCGGGTCAATCACTATTTAAATTATGGATACAATGAAGAAACATTAAAAAAGCAGCAACTTTTTGAAATGCAGCAGCTTAAAAAGTATCTTAATATTTTTAGATTTATATATCAAATCAATACTTATAAAATACAGGGTGATCGAGATCTTTTCGAAGATGCTTTTATACGATATACTCATGATAAGCCGGATTTAACACAGGAAGATCTTGATCAATTTATCACTCTTTGCAATCAAATTGTAAGAGCAGCTGAAATTCAAAGAAGAATAGAATCTCTTAGAGCGACTATGGCTGCTGGTGAAATTTCTATGAAAATGAATGAAGCGATTAACGTACTTCAAACAGAACTTAATTCATGTGAAAATATCAAAACAAAACTTTACAATGATTTAACAACTAAACGCAATAAACGACTCGAAGAAAAAACAGATGGTTTTGAAAAGCTTATAAATCTCGTCCAAGCATGGAAAGATGAAGAGTTTAGAAAAAAAACAATACATCTTGCAGAGCTTGAAAAAATGAAAGTAAAAGAAGAGGCTGAGCGCATTAATTCTATGAGTGAAATTAAAGCGTTGCTTCGTGGCGCCACATTAGAAGAATTGGTAGGATAATATGGAAATTAAATGCGAATTTTGTGCTAAAAAATTTAGTGGCGTTATTGATCTATCAAAACATATCAAAGAGCACAAAATGTCTCAAAAAAAATATTTTGAACAATTTTATCCAAGACATGATTTGTCTAATAAAAAAAAGATAGATTTTAAATCAGTAGAGCAGTATTTTTTATCTGACTTTGTAGATAAAACTTCTATGAAATCTTGGCTGGCAAATATAGGCAAAGAAAAAGCCATAGAGTATTTGTCTGGAAAAATAAAAAAATATTGTGAAGTTAAAAATTTAAAAAATGCCCCACCTGAATTTTTTATTCAAACCGTTAGCTGCTTGCCATCAATAAGGTTTATAGAAAAATTATGTGGAAATGATTATAATAATATATCTATAAAAAGCGGAAAAGAATCAAAATATGATTATTCTAATTTAGATATTAGAGCAACCAATTCAAAGCCAGCTAAGCAGATAGTTATAGATACCAGAGAAAAAAGACCACTGAAATTTGCTAAAGATTTAAGGAAAGTAAATGTTGCTCTTGATTATGGAGATTATGCTCTTTCACCAGCATCTAGAATTGTAATTGAAAGAAAAAGTTTCAGTGATTTTTTTGGCACTTTTGGCGCAAATTTAGAGAGATTTGAAAAAGAATTATTAAGGGCTCAAAATAATAATGGATACATTATCATAATGGTAGAAGCGTCTTATAGTTCATTAGCATATAACAAGAAGCGCTGGTTCGCAACAAGCCCAGAATATATATTTCATAGAGTCAGAGATTTATACAAAAAATATGAATGTTTTCAAATTGTTTTTTGCGATGGAAGAAAACATATGACTGACTTAATTTTAAAAATTTTAGGACTTGGCGAAGAAGTTAAAAAAATAGATTTGCAATATTGCATTGAAAAAGAAATAATATAATATGGCTATTTGGGCAGGAAATCAACCAGTAAAAGATATAGCGAATATAAATAAAGAGCTATTAAATCTTAATGGGGAGCTTGATGACAGAACGGCTAAAATAACATTGGCTAAATTTTTGCGTCATAATATTGGATTTACTTCTCAATTAATACTTGGCATAAATATGGAGCCAATGCAGGTTATGCATATCAATGCAATGTTTGAGAAAAACAACTGCATGCTTATTTTTAGTCGCGGTGGTGGAAAATCAACTTTGGCTGGTTGGTATTGCATATTAAAATGTATATTTGAACCTGGTACAAGGATAGTAATTGCTTCGGCAAATTTTAGAACGAGTCGCAGAATATTTGAAGAAATTGTAAGATTACTAAATACTGAAGAAGCACAGCTAGCTAGATCTTGTTTTGATAAAAAGCCATATTTAAGAAATGATAAATTTCAATGGGATGTAAATGGTGGTTATATATGTGCTATTCCGCTCTCTGAAGATACTCGAGGCATGCGCTGTGATGTTCTTATTCTTGATGAGGTTTTATTATTGTCTCCACAAATGATTAATGATGTTTTGGCTCCATTTCTTTCCTCGCCACGAGATGCAGCATTTAGAATTAAAGTAAGAAAGCTGGAAGATGACTTAATAAAAAATGGGACTCTCCACCCGAATAATAAAATGATTTTTGAAAACGCTGCACAAATGATTTGCCTGTCATCTGCTTCTTATCAGTTTCAGCATTTATATAAAATGTATTCAGATTGGACTGATTTTGTTGAAAGACCAGATCTTTTAACTATGAATGGCAAAGAAGAGGAGCGTCCTACTTATTTTATATCACAAATGGGGTGGGAATCAATACCAGCTACAATTTTAAACCGCGAATTCATCCAATCTCAAAGGGCTAGCATTTCAGAGGATTCATTTCAGCGAGAATATGGCGCACAATTTCGTGATGGTGGTGATGGATATTTTTCAATGCGAAAAATGAATGAATGTACGATTCCGGATGGTGAATATCCACACTCTAAAGTTGTTGGCGACCCGTTAAAAAAATATATACTATCAATAGATCCAAATTATTCTAAAAGCGCGTCATCTGACTTTTTTGCAATGTCAGTTATAGAGATTGACGAAGAAAAAGAGGAGGGCGTTTTAGTTCATGGCTACCAAAGGGTTGGAGCCGATCTTCAAGATCATATAAAATACATTTATTATATATTAACACATTTTAAAGTAGTACTAATCGTTGCAGATTCATCGAACTTAGATACTATAATAGATGCATGTAATGAAAGTGAATTTTTTAAAGGATCTAGTATAAAATTAACATATATAACTGAGTGGGATTCTACAAAAGACGGTCAGGATCAAGTTGATATGCTTATCGCCTCTAAAAAGCAGTATAGTCCAGATTTAGGCTGCATGTGTATTAGGCAAACACCGACAACTGACTGGATTATGCGCGCAAACTCTTATTTACAATCATGCATTGATCATAAAAAAATATGGTTTGCCTCGCGCGCAAGCAACCATCCAGAATATATGTCTTATATGTTTAATTTAAGAATACCATTAAAGCTTGTATTCCCACATGGTTCTGGGGTTTTAGAGGGAGACTCTAAAGAAGATAATAGAAAATTATCAATTAGAGAATTTATTGAATTACAAGATGATATTATTTTATCAACAAAAGAACAATGTGCAAATATTGAAGTAACATCAACATCTAGAGGGCATCAGAGCTTTGACCTTCCAAGATCTGCAAGAACTTCTACTGCCAATAATAAACCTAGAAAAGATAACTACAGCACGCTATTATTAGGTAATTGGGGAATAAAGTGTTACTTTGAATTAGTTAAAACTCAGGTGCAAATCAAAAGAGAGCAATTTATACCAACGCTAATTTAATTTAATTTTTAAATAAAATGAATTTCAGAATACATTACTGTAATAAATAACTGCATATGATATCGAAAAAGGGCACAAGGTCTAAAAAAGTTAAAAAGGAAATTTCGGAGCCATTAACCGCAAGCTTGGATGATTATGATAAGCTTATAGGCTCTTGCGATACAACCCCAGAGCGCGGATCAAGATCCAATTCTGCAGGAAGTATTACTAGAGTCCAAAGGTTTGCAAATCTTGAGGCGGGTGTTGCTCCGTTTTTATATGAGAAAAATGGCAGTAGGTATGCTACTAATATTTCTTTACAGGATACAATTCTTTTATGTCAAAAGGCTTATTGGAACGTGCCTATTTTTAGAAACACAATTGATTTGATGACTGAATTTGCTATTTCTGATATTGTTTTTTCTGGAGGAAATAAAGAGTCAAGAAACTTTTTTAATGCATGGGCTGAAAAAATAAATCTATGGCAATTATCAGATATGTTTTTTCGTGAATATTTTAGGAGTGGAAATGTTTTTATTTATAAATTATTCGGAGAATTTCCAAGAGAAAGCTTAAGAAAGCTTCAGCAAATGAATATAGCCGAAGCGGCTTTAAAAGTTCCTTTGAAATATATTATATTAAATCCTTATGATATACAAGTTTTGGCATCATCTAGTTTCACTGCCCCCATATATAAAAAACGACTTAACTCGTTTGAGATTGGCGCCTTGATTAGGCCAACAAATGAAGAAGATAAAAAAATAGCGTCTACAATACCTGAGCTTAAAAATATTAAAAATGGCAACCAATCTTTAGAAATTTCTTTAGATTCTGATAGGCTTGTTAGTATTTTTTATAAAAAACAAGATTACGAACCATTAGCGGTACCAATGGGCTTTCCAGTTTTAGAAGATATAAATTGGAAATTAGAACTTAAAAAAGTTGATATGGCGATTTCAAGAACGATACAACAGGCTGTATTGCTTATCACTCAAGGCGATGAAGAATTGGGGCCACCAAGTCAAAAAAGCCAAGAGGTGCTTCGTAAAATTTTTGAAAATGGCAGCGTTGGGCGAGTTCTTATAGCTGATTATACGACAAAAGCGCAGTTTGTGATTCCTCAAATTGGAGATATTTTAGATCCTAAAAAGTATGAAATCGTTGATAAAGATATAAGATTAGGTTTAAATAATATTATTTTTGGAGATGATAAGTACGCTAACGCAAGCGCAAAAATGGATGCATTTTTTAAACGATTAGAATTTGCACGACAAGAATTTTTGACAAAATTTTTAGAACCTCAAGTTCGTGATATTGCAAAAACAATGAACTTCAAGTCGGTTCCGCTACCAAAATGGAAAACGCATAATTTTAGAAATGATTCTGCAGTGCTGTCTCGCGTTTATACTAGGCTGCTTGAGCTTGGCGCTATATCGCCAAAAGATGCTATATCGGCTATAAATACAAATGTATTGCCGGAGCCATATGAATTAGTTGAATCACAAAAAGAAATGATTTCGGAAAAAGAACAAGGATTCTATGAGCCATTACTAAATCCAAAACAGCCTACTGGGCAAGCCGGTAGACCAGCAGCTACGCCAGCAAAGCAAACAACACAAAAAATAACGCCTGTTGGGCAAAAATCTGTAGCTACATATAAATTTAGCTCAAAATTAGTTGCTCAAACACTTAAAGACAAAGATATATTAGAAGACAATGTTTGTGATGCTTTAAAGAAAAAATATAAAATAAAAAGACTAAATCAAGCCCAAAAAAATATAGCGGCAGATATAACTAATATTATTATTTCTTCTGAAAATAAAGAAGATTGGAAAAATAAAATCAACACTTATATTGACAATCCGATTACTGATGTTACAGCAAATAATATAACAAAAGAAATTTTTGATATAGCAGCATATCATGAGGTTGGGCAAGATGAAGCTGCAATACTTTACCATTCTAAAAAATGAGAACTTTAATCAGATCATCACAGCTTCATCCAGAAATTTCAGGATTAATAAAAAATTATAGCGATCCTAATTATCCAAATTATGCAGATATATTCGGAATATCTGGAGTTAATACTTTTAGAAGTGGCAATTATTTGCTAGTTACTGCAAATCAGGGGGTTAGATCAGTTAATAATTTGACTGGCTCAATAACAGTTACTGGAACCAGCGGTGTTCGCGCAACTGTACAAAATAATAATATTACAATATCATTAACTGGGGCAAGCTCTGTTACAACTCTAAATACATTAAACGGAAATATAAATTTAGTTCCAAGAGGCCTTATTGATGTTTGGCCCTTAAATTCCACACAAATAGCTATTAGCGGTGTTCAAATTACAGGTGAGGGTACTGTGTTTAGTTATTACTCTGGTGGAACAGTTTATTTGAGAGGCACTTCGATAGGAAGTTTAAATAATAAATCTGGAGCTTTAAACATTTTGGGCATTGGCGGCGTAAATGTTATCAATACGGGTCAAAATATTTTTATTGATGCATCTTTTGCCGCGCTATCAGGAGTTCAAAGAATTAATGGAATCGGCGGCGTTCCAATCACTTTAAGCGAAGGGTCAGATATTGATATAAATACAGTAGGGTCTGATATATCAATAAATTATATAGGAAAAGGATGGGGGCTTGGCAATTATTACTATGCAACCGGTGTTGGCGAAAATTATGTTGGCAATTACAATCTTTTTGAAAATAATACTGGCGTTTTGATTAATGGCAATGCAAATGTAATAGAAAAAAATAATAATGTCACAGCTATAAATTCTCATAATACTAGAATTAAGGATTCGACAAAATCCACTTTTATTAATACCAATGGTGGTACACATTTTAATTTGACAGGATCTACTTTTGTTAATGGCGCCGTTGGTAGTGGTATATTTAGGCACCCATATGCTTTTGGTATAGGAATGGCAGCAACAAATACATACGCAACAACAATGCAAATGAGTTGTAAGCTTCAAGGCATTGAAATGCTAAAAGCTCTTTATGTTCCTGGCACTAAATATTCTGGTATTTTTATTCCAACAGGAAGTGTTATTGTTGGTCACATAGATTATATTGGTACCAGATATGATATCACCGATTTTAACGCAAGTTTTAATTTGGTTAACGAAGGAATATACGGAAGAAAAGACTTTATTGTACAAAGAGGGTCCGAGCCGCAAGTGTATGTTCGTGATCAGTCAGATTTATTCGGTGGAAATAATAAATATTCTTTAATATTAAGTGGTAGCGAAGATCAAGTGTTTTATTTACTTGGAAGCGGCTATTCTGGTCAATTAGCAGAGGATAGCGTTGATAAGGTTCATGACGTATTGTTCATGGCAAATGTAAGCTTTACAAATTTCAATTTACATACCAATGTATAACAATAAAAAGCTCAGGTTTGTTCCATCTGATTCTTCTTTTAATATAAAAGAATTATATATGGACGGGTCGCAAGTTACACTTGACGACTGGAAGCAAACTATATTGATAGATGAAAAGCCTATTAGTATACCTGGCAGCAATGCGTACGTAATGTTGCCTTCTGAAATTGGTCTTCCTTCGCCAAGCTATTTTGTTTCATACCCATATACTGGAGAATCTTTGTTTGAAGAATATCAAGCATCTTATTATTTAGCTACCGGATGGTCGGTTTCATTAGGCAAGCCTGGAATATCTCCAGCACATTTAAATTCTACTGGCGGATTGATAATTGCGCCATTAAGCGGAAGATTGTATGGAAGGCCACTAAACAGTCCAATTAAAACTACAATAACTACTTTTTATATAGATTCAGGCGCTAATAGTTATTTTAATTTTGGCCAAATTCCAGAAACAGCTATTTCTGGAAATCAAATTATAGGATGGGATTTATTTTATTCTCTTTCAGGAGCAGAAGATCTTTCTGTCACTCTTCACGGAAGATATAATGATATATATCAAGAAAATATAAGCGATGGCGTTATAATGACCAGCGGTGATGCTGCCGTATCATTCTTTTTAGAATATGGAGCATTAACTGGGGATGGAGTATTGGAGTATTATACAGCAAATGAATTTATAGCAACGCGATGGGGAATATATGCTGGTACGCCAGGAACAAGCACTCTTTCTTTAAATCCTCTTGCTACTCAATATCCTTTAAGTGGAAGATTTTATTACAGAGATCCTAAAGATAATGTCAAAACAACAATATCACATTTTAGCTTAAGCACTGGAAGCATTGCTAATTGGCAAAATATTGTTCCTGATTTTTACGTTCCGTTTAGAAAAATTATTGGACTTGATATTTATTATGGCCTGAATGATTTAAAAAATTTACATATAATATTGGGTGGTCAGGGAATAGCTTCAGCAAACTATTTTAAAAGCGTCGTAACTAAGCAAATTTTTGATATATTTTCTGGAGATATTGAAACAAGATTTGGCCAATTCTCTACCGGAACTGTTGGCGATTTTGGCGCATTTACTGGACTTGTTACAGCATCTGTAAATAATTTATCAGGATTTGTCACTGGATTTTCTGGGCAGTCTGTAGAAAATTTTAATAATCTTTCTGGCTATCTAACTGGCCTAATTCAGGCAAGTAGTGCTGGCGTAACAAGCTTGAATGGCTCTTATGGAGCAATTAGTTTAAATGGGATAAGCGGTATACAAATAAGTAGTCAGGGCTATCCATCACAAAATGTAACGGTAGAATATACAAGCGGTAATTTTAATAGTATTGATTTCTCTCCAAATATTGATGCAAATATTCCATATAAGGAAGGCAGGTTATATTATAGCGCAGATACAAAAACATTTAATGCATATTTAGACAAGCCAGATGTTACTTTAAATATCGGTCAAGAAGAATATGTGAGGGCAGTCAATAGAACAAATTCAACTTTAATTAACGGATCAGTTGTATATATTTCTGGGGCGCACGGCAATAGGCCTCAAGTTTGGCCAGCAATTGCTACAAACGATTATCATACATCGCACATCCTTGGAATTACAACGCATCAGGCATTAAATAATGATGAGGTGTTGGTAACCACATTTGGATCTGTTGGTGGATTAAATACATCTAGTTTTACTGCAGGAAGTATATTGTATTTGTCTAGCACTGTGCCTGGAGCCATAACAAATATTCCGCCAATAAATGGTAAAAGAATAAAAATTGGATATGTTTTAAGTTCAACCAATAATGGTAGAATACTTGTAATAAAGCCAGAAGAAGACATTGATAATTATACTACAATAAGAAATTTAACTATATTAAGATATATTTAATGTAAAGGATACTATATGCCAAAACAAACATCATTATTTTTAACAAAAGAAATTATAACAACTGGACAGTCATTCATGTTTGGAGAAACTGGGGTATTGAAACCAGTAGCAATTGCTGGAAATGATGATAGCATTGTCAAATCAATACATTTAATGAATACTACCATTACTGGTAATTTTCTTGCACTTTATGTTACTGTACCTACTGGAAATGGGCTAACAGCAAATTATCCATTTGTAAATATTCAAGTTCCGCCAAATGCTGGGTCTGGAATCGCGCCAGCCATAGATGTTTTTGCTACAAGTGGCATTCCATCACTTCCAATAGATAATGCTGGCAAAAGATATTTTCCTCTTGGTTCTGGATGCCAAATCAGGGCACAAGTGATGCATCAAGTTAGCCCATTTAATTCAAATAATGCATCGTATTTTCAGGGAACTTTTCCTCCAAGCGGAATGATTTCTATAACTTCTATTATAGAAAACTATTAATAAATTATGGATGGGGATACTCGTAGCTCCTCATTAGGCGCGCCATTAGATAATGGATTGTGGAATGGTCCTCTTGGTGCCGCAATGAGGCCAATATCCTTTTTAAGAACACGTTCTATAATTACAAATGGCTTGACGCTATATTTAGATGCGTTTGATTCGCGCTCATATTCTGGAGGATCTACATGGTTTGATTTGAGCGGCAATAATTTCCATTTTACAATAAACCCACTTGCATTTAGCAGGGCTGGCGATATACCGCATATGAATTTTAATGGATCTGCTGGTGCGGCAAAAAGAGTTGTTGGTGGAGCGAATGTTGATGTTCCAAATGCAATTAATGGAACTATAATGGTTTTTACTTCAATTTTAAATAGCACTGCTGATTGGAGAACTCTCACCAGAGGCGTATCGGGCGATCACCAAGGTATGATACAGCAAGGGTCTAACGTATTGGGCATGTATGATAATAATAGTAATCAATTTGTAAGCGCTGGATTTGATATAACTTCTTTACCTAATCCATATACTCAATTTAATTGTTTAACTATTAGATTATCTCAAAATTCTCCATTTTATCAATTTCAATATAATAATGATCAAAGAATTTTTTCAATTACGAATGCTAACGCAACATTCAATAATGGATTTGGAATGATAGGCGCCGGGCCAAGTGGTAATAATGCTGATCCAAATAGCACTGTACAATTCTGGGGTAGAATTTCTGTTTTTATTTATTATCAAAGACATTTATTGCAAGAAGAAATAGCGCAAAATTTTAATGCACTTAGATCTAGATATGGAATTTGATATCTAAAAGTGTAATAAATATATAATTCATGAAAAAGAAAAGCCTTTTACAAGATTATCCATTTCATGTACGATTTGATGGTATTGAAATCAAAGCCGTATCAATGGATAAAGAAGATCTGCAATACATTGCAAAAGCAAGCGCAGATAAATTAAAAAATTTATTGCCAAAAGATTTTGATTTTGAATCAAGCTATGATATTCTTGGCGTTGCCTTTAATGCTTATACCCCAAATCTTGGCAATAAAAATGGGCATATGATTTCTGGCGAAAAAGGTATTGCTATCGCTAAAAGTTTTAAAGGCAAATATATCAATATTGAGCATGAAAGGCAAAATGTAGTTGGCTGCATTACTGATTATGCTTTTTCTTCTTTTCCTGATGATCAGCCAATAGCTGAAGCAACTGCTCGTGAGCTTGCATCTGAAGGAAAAGTATTCAATGTGGTTCTTTCTGGTATTATTTGGAGAGCAGTTAATCCTGATTTTGCCGATGCTGTTTCTGAGGCTGGGGATGCATCTTCTGACAAATTTGGATCAATATCTGCATCATGGGAGGTTGCATTTAAAGAATTTAATATTGCTAAAGGATCTAAATATCTTAAAGAGTGCGAAATAGTTGATGGCGAGGCTGTCAATGAATTAAAGGGTCGCCTTAAAACATTTGGGGGTAACGGAGCTGATGAAAGCGGAGAGCCTGTTTATTTAAATCTTACCGGAGAAACAATTTTAAGTCTGGGAATTGGCTTAACTGAAACTCCAGCAGCAGAAGTTAAAGGGATTATTACTACAGATAATACTAGCGAAGATCAGGTAGATCTCAAGCTAGTGAAGGTTGGAACAGAAGAAGATGAAAAAAAATGTGATAAAATTCAATCTGAAAATGTAATAGTAGAAGAAGCATCAATTAATTTAATTATGAAAATAACAGACATTAAAGACATCAATGAAAATTCCATGAAAGAACTTTCAGCTTCAGCAGTAACAGATTTTATTGCTGAAAAAATTGCCGAAAACTCAGAGGTATGGAAAAAACAAGTCGATGAAAAAGAATCGCTTGCAACAAATCTTAATGAGCAAATCGCTCAATTGCAAGCCCAATTAGACGAACTTAAAAAGTCTAAAGACGACTCAGAAGTAGCTCTTAATGAGCTCAAAAATCAAATTGCCGCCAAAGAAGCTGAAGAAGTATTTCAAGCACGTATGGCATCCATTGATTCAGAATACGATCTATCAGATGAAGATCGTGAAATTATCGCTGAAGATCTAAAAGCTGTTGCAAGCGAAGAAGATTTTCAAAAATGGTTCAAGAAATTTTCAACATTGGCATCTGCCAAAAACAAAGCTGCTAAAAAAGCTATGGCTGAAAAAATGAAAGAAGAAGAAAAAATGAAAGAAGCCAAAGCTAGCGAAGAAAACGTAGCAGAAGAAACAGTCGTTGTAACCGAAGAAGTAAAAGAAGAAGTTAAAGCAGAAGAAGTTGCTGCCGAAGCTGTTTCTGAAGCTTCTGTAAAAAATGATGTTGCCAATGCTGCGGGTGCAGTAGAATCATTAAAAGATCGTATGGCTTCTGCATTTGGCGGAGACAACATCAAAATTAAATTAAATCGATAAAAATTATTTAGGAAAAAAATAAATTTTAACTGTAATATATACTAAGAAAAAATAAACACTATGAATATCAAACCTCTACGTGCAGTCAATCAATACGACATTGTTCCGTTCTTCTCATACAACGGAGCAACAGCCAACAAAGGTACATTTGTTACCGCTGTTGGCCAAGGTCTAAACTTAAAAGACGAGCTAACGCTTGAAAATCTATCATCTGTTGATGGTACGCTTTCAGCAACATTCAATGTTCCTTGGCTCGTAACAGCAGCCCCATCTGGCGCAGCAAAAGCAAGCGTTCTCGGAATGCTTCTTAAAGATGTTCGCACAGTTGACGAAAATGGCTACCCACTAATTTACGATCCACGTAAAGCAGCCGAAATGGATGTAACAGTAAGCGGACAAGCCGCTCCAGTTGCAACAAAAGGATTTGTTCTTTACAGTGGAATTGTTGGAACACCAGCATTTGGTTCTGGTGCAGCAATCGCAGACGCTGGTGACGGCTCTCTCAAAGTTGTAGCCGCAACAGATGCAAAATCAATCGGACGTTTCCTAGGTCCTAAGAATGATCAAGGATATGCTCCTTTGGAATTCAATCTTAACTAATTAATCAAGGAGAATATAAAATAACAAACATATGAAAATCGAATTCAAAAATACACCAGAGCAAGTAGCCCTAATCAAGGCCATGGCTTCTAACAATAAAGTCGAAGCCGCTGAAGCTCAAGAAGCATTCGCAGCCTTCTTAAGTCCAGTTGTTCAAGAGGTTTTGATGCATGCTGGATCAGCTGCTCAAATCTATCGTGATGAAGCATATAACGAAGATGATTCTCCTTCATTCCCAATCGACACACTTTTTGGACAAGGATATGGAGACATCTCCATCTGGTCACAAACTGTAGGTGGCGGTCTTCCAACAAACGAAGTTGCTGGAGCAAGCGAAATCAAACTTCGCACATATGACCTCGATAGCGCAATCAGCTTCGACAAGCGTTATGCTCGTAGAGCACGCCTAAACGTTGTAGCTCGCTATATCGAGTTCGCAGCTAACCAACTCTTAGTAAAACAAGAGCGTAATGCATGGGCTGTTATTATGAAGGTACTTGCTGATGCAAGCACGAATGGAAAAAATCACGTTTTCCGCTCTGCAGATGCTGGAGTTTTCGTTCCAGAAGATCTTAGCTCACTATGGACACTAGTAAGCCGCTTCAATAGCGACTACTTAGGCGGAACATCAACAGCCGCAGCAGCTGGTTTGACAGATCTGTACGTAAGCCCAGAAATCAAAGGACAAATTCGTTCTTTCGCTTACAATCCAGTCAACACTCGTAGCGGTGGCGGAACAAATGCTGGTAACGTTGCTCTTCCTGATGAAGTTCGCAGCCAAATCTATCGCAGCGCTGGTACATCCGAAATTTTCGGAGTAACAATTCATGAATTGCTAGAGCTTGGAGAAGGCAAGAGATACAATGAACTCTTTGACTTCTTTGCTGGAGCCAAACAATTCACAGAAGCTGATGGTTCAAACACTGCCGAATTCAATGGCGCATCAAGCGAACTCCTAGTTGGTTTTGATTTAGCCCGTGGAGCATTCCTACGCCCAGTTGAAACATTCGATGATAATGGTGGACAAGTTCAAACACTAGTAGATGACCAATTCCAAGCTCGTGCAAACAAGATGGGATGGTACATGAAACTACGCGAAGGCCGTGTATGTCTTGACAGCAAAGCAGTTGTTGGCTTGATTGTCTAATCAAAATCAAAAACTAATCAAAGATAAGCCCTGAGAAATCAGGGCTTTTTCTTTTTTATATTAAATATTAAATTAGAAATGTGGCATTATATATTTATAATAAATTAAATAGATAATATTATGCCAAGAAAAAAACGTACATCTAAAGAAGTATTAAACGAAAATACTGAAATTGACGGTAAAATTGCCTCTAATAAGCCAACCGCTCTTGAGCAGATTTGGGGCTCTGATGGTTTATCAAAATATGGAACTATGGATGTTGATGTTTATACAGCAAAGCTAAACGATATGCTTCCTGTAGATCTTCAAAATCATGCCAGAGATGTTGGTTTGCGGCCAGATGCTGAGCCTCATCTTTTAAGAGAAAGATTAGTTAATGAATTTTTAAGACACGTTGCATCATTTAAATCTGGACAAGTTAATGTAGCTTCTGTGCCGTCATCTGTTCCGAAAAGTATTCATAAAATACTACGAGAAGGCGCTTAATTTTATAGATTAATTAAGTGGTGATTGCGTGTAATTAATAGCATGCAATATCCTAAATGGTTAAATGATTTTGTAAAAAATGTAGCTTCTGATCTTGGTGACAGGGATGATTATTCATCAACTTATCTAGTTGGGTGGTTCTTAGATCCTTCAAATCTTGGCTATCTAAATAATCAAATAGATGGCTGTTTTCAAGTGGTGCCATATTATTCTAATGCTGGTAAGCTTACTGGAGTGGGCATAGAGCCTCCTTTAGAAAATCAAGAGCAAGCAATTTACAAAGCAAATTTTGATACGTTTTTTTATAATAGAGAAGCTAAACTAGCCCTATCGGGCGCTTATAGTTTAGGCGCATGGACTACTCTTAAAGAGGGCGACTCTACAGTAACAAGAGTTAATAGATCTGAACTTGCAAGAACATATCAAATATTTCGTAAAGATGCTCAAGATAATGTTAATAATTTAGTAAAACAATATTTAAAATCTAAATCCAAGCCACAATCAGTTGATGGTACTGATACTACAGATGGTGGATATTGGGCAGAGGCAAACAGAAGCACTTACTATCCTAGAAGCGAACCCGGTTTATAAAATATGCCTTCTTTTTTATCAGCAGAAGAAAAAGCAGAAATGTCTCAGCAATTTAATAATTTGCATGATACATTTGGCAGAGATGTTATAATTTTTAAGGATCCTGAACGAGTTGATATCATATCTAATGATGATTATATTTCTATTTATAGGGACTATAGGCAGGGTGATAATTTTCAGTTTCAATCTGAACCTGTGTCAGGAGTATTTTCGATGAGAATTAAATGGGAAAAAGCCGATAAAGAAGAGAATAAAAATATGCTTGAAACTCCTCTTCCTGGCGAAGTTTGTAGGCTAAAAATGAAAATAGATGCATTCGAATTTTTAAAAGAATGCAAATCGTTTTATGTTGATGGCATTTCATGTGAAAAAATAGGATTTGAAAAGCCACATGGCTTATTCAATATAGATTTCTATACAGTATATGCTAAAAGGAGAGAAATGCAATGAGATTTTCTAAAACTGTAGATTTTAAAAAAATAAATGCATATATTGCTAAAAACCAAAGCGTAAGAAGGGCATGCACTAATGCTGTAAATAAAAAAGTACAATTAGCTAAAAATCAACTAATTTTAGAATTTTCTTCGCATCCGGTTTCTAATGAAATACAATCTGGGCCAAGCGCTTCAAATTCTAGTGGAACTTTAAATGGTTATGGAAACCTTTTTTCGTTTATAGGATTTGCTGCTGGTCAAAATCCTGTAGATCAATGGGTAAATTTTTTAAAAAGACACATTGTTTTAAAAGAAACACAAAGGTCTGATGCTAAAATAGATTCATTTACTATCTCTTTTGAGATACCAAATATTTCGAGCATTGAACTTGTTAATTATGCTTCAATGCCTTGGGAACCAGGCCGTTCTTGGATTATGGGTATAGAGAAGGGTATTTCTGGGTTTTCTAGTTATATTTCAAAATCTATGGGAAGATCCGGCGGCGGTATTCAATCTAAATATAATGTTAGGGGCGGACAATTCTCTCGCAGATCTTATTGGACAAAAATGTGGAATAATTTTACAAAAGATATTTCTAAACAAATATGATGCAACCACAAATACTTAATAGAATAGCGCCAAGCTTTGTATATTTTATTGACCACAAAATGCTTGCAAGGGGCAATGCGTTTATAAACGTGCAAAGCGGTTCGCTATTTTCCTCTTCGGATCCAAATTATCCAAACAAAAAAATATATGCTAGTCCGTATAGACAATTTGTAGCAGATAATTCAATTAATGGTGCAAATATTCCATCAGGCGTTTTAGTTGGAAATTCTTTTAATTCAAAGGGATCAAATGGGCTTGCCGTAGATTATGATAAGGGCAGAATATTATTTAATAATAATTATAACCCAGTATCAGTAAAATGCTCTTATGCTTATAAAGAGTATAATGTTTATTATAATGAGTCTCAGGATGAGCAATTAGTATTTGAAGCAAAATATCCCGTAAGGCCTACTGACTATAGCTCTGAAGCATCAAACAAAGGGCTTTTGTATGATCAGCTAACATATCCTGCAATTTTTGTAAAAACACAATATAATGAAAATTTTCCATTTGCATTTGGTGGCCTCGATGAGACACAGGTGGATATTAGATGCATCTTTTTAGCAGATTCTACATACTTATTGGATGCTGGCGTGTCTATAGCTTCAGATTTAGCAAGAACATATTTTCCAATACTTCATCCAAAGGATATGCCATTTAACATGTATGGTGATTATAAAAATAATATTAATTATAATTATTTAAATTTATGCTCTCAATATTCTCAAACTGGTAGCCTAATGGCGCTGGTTGATACGGTGTCTATTTCGAAGTTTGCGCCATCTGTAAATAAGATGATTGGTAATAACTCTTTTGGGGCATTTGCTGATTTTACTGTAAAATTCATAAGAGAGCCTAGGATTTAACCATAAAAAAATAGAGAGTTTTTATGAATTTAAAGTGTAATTAGTATAAGAATATTTTCTATAAAACTATAAAACCATAAAATTATGAGCAGAAATCGTATTATATACCAATCGCTGGGCGTATTTGCTAGCCAAGTAGCCGCTGACCAAAATCAAAATTCAGCTGGGAAAGTTGCACAGCTAACGCGTGTTCAATCTTTTGATTCTTCTTTTGAAAGAAATCTAGAAGATATTAACCAATTCGGAAACTTAGCAGCCATTGATCGTTTGGACACAGAAGCTCCAACCGTCAGCGCAAGTTTAGAGTATTATTTAACTGATGGTCTTAATGAGAGGCTTTTAGGACTTACTGTAACAACAGGAAATCAGGCTGGAACATCATGTATCTCTGGCATCTTGAAGAAAGAAACAGACGAAAAGAATCTTTATTTGATGATTGCTACTGAAGGTAGCGATGCGTCTAGCTATGCTGGAACAACAGGTGTTGTTGGTTTAGGTAATACATATATTACATCTTATACTTTAGATGTTGCTGTAGGTGAAATTCCATCAGCAACTGTTGAGTTTGAAGCATTAAATGCAAGAATGTACGCAAGTGCATCAGCTAGCAACAATGAAGTTCCGGCTGTTAATCCAGCAAATGGTCAGCCAGTTTCAAACGTGTATTTCGCACTTCCGCAGCATAAAACAAACTCATATGCATCACAACCAACAGCTCTTCTACCAGGCGATGCTACAATAGATATTACTGGAGTTGTAGGCTGGGCAGCATCTGATTTAAAAGTTCAAAGCGCTTCAATGAGTGTTGCTCTTGACAGAACACCGCTTAATAAACTTGGCAGCCGTTTCTCGTTTGCTCGTGAAATTGACTTTCCAGCAACAGCTACCCTAGATATCGAAGCAGAGGTTGGGGATCTTGCAAATGGAGACTTTGCTGATGTTCTTTGTGAAACAGGCACATATGACTTGACATTAAAGCTAAGAAAGCTAGATTGTGAAGGCGATGGAGACTTTGCTATGGTTGCTACATTAAAGGGCGCAAAACTAGTAAGCCAAGACATCACAACTGCTATCGGAGACAATGCAACAATGTCTGCCTCATTTGAAGTACCAATTGGCGGACCAGAAGATAACCTTCGCGGAATCTTCTTGTCAGGAAGCTATACGCTCTAATAGTTAAAGAAAATTAAATCAAAAGAGGCCATATTTTATGGCCTCTTTTTTTTTCTGCGTGTAATACTTTGTAGGTAAAAGGTTAGTAAAGGTTAATGAATTTTAATATTCAAAATTTTATTAAAGGATTTATAAAAAGGTCTGTAACAAGATTATTTTTATCTTTTATATATAACCTAGAAGACCTATTGTCTGAGGGTAAAATTTCCCAAGATGATTTTCAAAAATTAAGAAAAAGAATTTTAGATAAAGGAAATAATTGTATAAGAGATATTTATTTAGAATTAGATAATTTTGATTTTTTATTTAAAAATGATATTATAAATAATAAAGACCATGACTGAAGAAACTAATATTCAACCAGAAATCGCACAGCCAGTATCAGAAGTAAAAATAGAAACAGTTGAAGCTACTGTTTCGGCAACAGAGGTTGTAGATGAAACCCTCAATAAAGATGCTGTTATTGACAAAAATCAACAAGATTTGAATGTCCCAGATTTTGATACTAAAAAATGGCTATATTCATTTAAGGCCAAAGATGAAGCCGGTACTGATAAAAGATTTTTTATACTAAAACCAAATAGACACTTAAGACAAGATGGGGAAATAGAGTATGCAAAACAGTTGGCAAAGTTTGTAAAAGCTGGTTTGTTGCCAAAAGCTGCATGGAAAACCATTTTAGAAAATTTAGGAGGAACAATTTCTGATCCAGAAGCATCTGAGTATGCACAAAACAGAGCAAAATATTTTGAAGCAAGCATAAGGCTCGGTAGAATTGAGCAAAAAGATAGTAAAACTCCGGAAGATGTACAAGAGATAGTGAAAATAAAAAATGAAATTTCACTATACGAAGGCAAAATACAATCTTTTGAAATGGAGCAAATATATATATTCGAAAATACTGCGGAAGCAAAAGCCAGAAATGCTACAGTGCTATGGTGGCTTTTAAATTTATCTTTTGATGAAGATGGTAATAAATTTTTTAAAGGCAAAACGTTCGATGAGCAAGTGGATTGGTATGATTCATTAGATCCTGAAAAAGATGCATTTAATTTAAAAGTTGCACAACGTTTTAATTTGTTGATTACGCTATGGTTTTTGAATAGGCTATCTGACTGGAAGGATTTTAAAAACAACGATAGTTTTTAAAAAATGATACATGAAAAGCCAGAAAAAAGGGTTTTTGGCTCTATTCAAAGAGATATCTCAGGGATATAGTAAATATTTTATTGAATCATTGCAAGAGGAAGTTTTTCTAAAACATCCATCTCAAAATGATTTTTTTGAAATGCTTGAAATGTATGAAGAGCATTTATCGAATTTAAAAAGCATTGGTATACTTTCTGAAAAAGAACAGATTGAAAATGCGTCAAAAAACGGATGGTGGTCTAATGAAAAAGAAAATGAAATATTGTTTCTAGAGAAATTAATAGACAGATTAAATACCACCAAAAAGAAATTAGTTTATCGAGCAGACAAATCAAGAATTGATGAGCAGATTTTCGACGCAGAGAAAAAGATTCGAAGTCTGCAAGATGAGCGAAATTCTTATATAGTATCTACCAGCGAAAATATTGCGAGCCAGAAGTATTCTGATTTTTTTATTAAAAATTTCTTTTTTAAAGACAAAGAATGTATAAGTAAGTTTTTAGATACAAGAATAGTTACCACAGATCCTGCGCTATATGACCGTATTTTTAATGATTGTTTAGAAGCATATTTTTTATATAATCAACAATATAACAGTTTAGAAATTAAAAAGTTAGCAATCTCTGTTTTGATTCAAAATATAATGTTTGTATCAAATTCGATATCTGACATTTTTGGACTTCCGATATCAAAGATGTCAAAAAATCAATACGATCTGATTTTGTGGGCAAAGTATTACCAGCAAGGCATAAAAAATGTTGGCTCAGAGGTTCCAGAAAGCGTTTATGAGAATCCAGATACTTTTGCGGACTGGGCGGAATCAATTAGTAAAAGAAATAAAACAAAAAATAGCAGCGCATCAAAAAGACGAGGCAAAAATTCTAATTTTGCTAAAAAATCTGAATTTTTGTTTGGAGATAGGGATGAGATAGAGAGCTTTACAAATTCAAAAATTACAGGAGATGAAGTGCTGCAAAAAGCTACTGAATCTGGGGGGATGACATTTAAACAATTATTAGATAGTTAATTTTTTATAAAAATAGATTTTTGAAATTTAATACTGTAATTATACTGTAAGGAAAAAGGATAATTATGGCTATTGCTTCGTTACCACTTGATGTAGTAGGAAATACGGCACAATTGCGCCGTCAAATTGAGCAAATTCAAAAAACCCCTATTATTCTTGACGTTAAAGCGAATACAAGGGGCGCTGCGCCATTGGGCAGAATAAGCGGAGAAATATCTGAAATAGATAAATCTCTAGCTGCAGCCAATGCTCGCGTTATAGCCTTCGGTGCCTCTGTGGGAGCCATTTATGCTTTAGAAAGAGCAGTGCAGGGCTTATTTCAATCATTTGTAAATACAGAGAAGAAATTAGCTGATATTAATGCGGTATTGAATTTGGATGGTGGCGGCATAGCGGCTTTTGGAGATAGACTATTTGATGTAGCAGCAAATACTGCCCAATCATTCGATACGGTTGCAACTGCAGCTACAGAGCTTGCAAGGCAGGGCTTGGGCGTAGATGAGACGCTTAGAAGAACAAACGATGCGCTTATACTTACAAGATTAAGTGGGTTGGATGCAGCTGCAAGCGTTGAGGCTTTGACGGCCGCTATAAATTCTTTTAGCACGCAGGCTTTAAATTCTGGCGAGATTGTAAATAAATTAGCAAATGTTGACGCAGCTTTTGCTGTAAGCTCCGCTGATTTAGCCGAGGCTTTAAGTCGCGTTGGCTCTAGCGCCTCAGATGCTGGTGTTTCTTTTGATGAATTAATTGCTTTAGTTACTACAGCGCAACAGGTTACTTCAAGAGGCGGTTCGGTAATTGGTAACTCATTAAAAACAATTTTTACAAGACTTAATAGACAAGACACGCTTGACTTACTTGGTGGGTTAGGCATAGAAACAACTGATGCGGAAGGCAAGTTAAAAAATCAAGTTCAATTATTAAGAGAACTTGCTGTTGTTTATGATGATCTAAATCAAGTTCAAAAAGGAGAAGTTGCAGAAAAGGTTGGCGGCGTTTTTCAAATAAATATTTTAAGAGCAGCTTTGTCAGATTTGGGAAAAGAGTATTCTATTTATGATAGAGCATTGCAAACTTCTATATCTAGCACAGACGAAGCTATACAAAGAAATGCCCAGCTTAATCAAACCATTGCAGCTTTAGGAGCGCAAACACTTGCTAACGTACAAAAATCTGCATCTAAAATAGGCGAAGGATTGTTTGGGCCAGCAGCAAATAACATATTAAATGCTGTAAATTATATTGCCCAAGCAGCAAACCAGATTGATTCTGATGGTATTGGTGCTAAAGTTGGAAAGGGAATTATTGATGGTATTGGTAAATTTCTTGGCGGACCTGGCCTTGCAATTCTTGGAGCAGTACTAACAAAGCTTGGACTGTCTTTTGCTAAATATTTAGGAGAAGCAAGTAAAAGCATATTAGGTACAAATCAGGCCGCAAAAAATCAAGCAGTAATTCAGCAAGCTGTTGGTAGTTTTTTAGCAAAAAATTCTAGTTTATATCAATCTATATTGAAAGGACAAACAACAGCTACGCAAGCTGCCCAATTATTTTTAAAACAAATCCAAGCGCAAACCGTAGAGTTACAAAGACAAGTTGGCGTTGCTAATGCAGTTGCTGCCGCCGTTGCTAAAGCAGCTAACGCATCGAGAACAGCAGCTGCTGCGACTGCGGCTGTTCCTGTTAGAAGTGGTGGTGGCAAAGTTAGAGCAATGGGTCATGTTCCAAACTTTAGCGCTTCTGCTGCAGATGCTTATTTAGCAAAGAAAAAGGGGGGATATGAGCCCGGCTCTCCGCAGCAAACAAAAATTGGTGGCCAAGTTATAAACTGGAATGGTGCCGAAAGTTTAGTTCAATATCCAGGCGCAAAAACTCCAGCGATTGTTCCGCCAGAAAATAGCAGAGCCGGAAAATCTTATAGAAAAGATTTTATAAAAGCATCTGGCGGAATGGATCCTTATGATTCTGCTAAGGCAATGGGTTTTGTGCCAAATTTTGCATTTACAATTGGCGGCAAACAGTACAGAACAAATGCTGCTGTAGCGCAAAATATAAGATCAGGCAATATAACAGAATCGCAAGCTGCTGCTGCTGGGTATAAACCAAGCCGAAATTCTCCAGCTGGAAGAGCCGCTGCTAATAAGCAAAGCCAAAAAAAACCAGACATTACTGTTGGTGGGCCAAGATATGCATACCTTTATGCATCTGGTGGAGATAAAGGCTTAGTTGCGAGTACTGCATATTTACCAGATAACAGAAAAGTAAATTTTAGTTTTTCAAAAGCTGGTATTAAAAAACCATTCAATTTTAAGGATGAGGTAAATCAGCACATAACGCCTGGATTTAATCAAATTGCTAAAAAAATATATCCAAGCGCCTTGGGTGGTCCAGGGTATATGATGCAATATTTTGATAAATCGGGAACTAATCAAACACTTGGTAGGCTTTTTGAAGCAGCTGTTCTTCGCGCTGTTAGGCCAAAAGCAGACGTATCTGGGGCATCTGGCGGTTCAAATTTTGATATACCAAGTCTTGCTGCTAGCGACAGAAGGGCTTTTGCTGAAATATTTTCTGGCGCACCAACGTACAGAAATGCAGATTTTAAATATAGTGCACCAGGCGGAACAGCTGCCGATGGAAATGTAAAAAGTTTTGTTGCAAAATTATTAACTGCGAAAGGAGTATCGGCAACTAAAAAAGATATTTTTACTACACCTAGAAGTACCCAATCATCTGGCAAAAAAGCTGCTTTGGGTTTTATTCCTAATTTTGCAGCAGTATCAGAAGCAGTAAACAGAGAAATTCAAGCTGGAGCAAAGCCAAATCAAATTGGTATTGATACAAATAATAAGTTAAAATCTTCAAGCAATAAAATGGGGGTTGGTGTTTGGAGCACTGCTTTTGAATCTTCTTTAGCTGAAGGTATTTCCATGGCTAAGAAGTCAGGTATAAATCCAAAAACAAAGGGGCAACCTGCTGCCAGTGGATACATACCGAATTTTGCTGAAGGCGATAGCGGAGATATTGGGGCTGGATTAACTGCTACTGCAATCAATGCTGCTATTTTATCTTCTTTATTTATAGGTCAAAGAGGAGAACAAAGCGAATTAAAAAGAGCAATAAATGAAGAGGTTCAAGCCAGAAGAGATGCAATAAAACAGCAGAGACTGGCTGAAGCTGAAAAGGAGCTATTAGATAAACAGGAGCAACAAAGAAAATATAAAGCAATACAGAATGAAAAAACTGGGGCTACAGAATATGTCTCTAAAAAAACTGGAAGATATGTTGACCCTTCTTTAGGTCGAAAAGAGCTTGAAAGAATAGATAAAAATTTACAATCTGAAAGGCGAGATATAGGAAAAGCAATTGATCAGCAAACTAAAAATTTAAAACCCAATGCTATAGATAGAATTAAAGGAGGGGTTAGAACTCCTGGTATTGGCCTTGGAGCAGCTATTGCAGCACCAATATTAACGTCAATGATTGAAGACATGATTCCGCAAGATACGCAAGCTGGAAGAACTGCCGCATCTGCTGTTTCTGGAATAGGTGATGTTATTAGCATGGCTGGTACAGGAGCAACAATTGGTATGGCAGGGGGTCCAAAGGGCGCAGCTATCGGGGCAATTATAGGTGCCGGTGTAGGATTATGGCAGGCATTTTCAGGAACTGTTAAAGAAGCATCTACTGATATGCCAGAGCTAGCTGCTGCTGCTGAAGCTGCCACGACAGATTTTCAAACATTTCAGGATGCAACTACTACGGCATCTACAGCATTGCAAAAATATCAAGATATAGTAGATTCTGGAGGTTCTGAAATAGAAAAGCAAAAAGCGCTTGGGGAATACGAACAAGCGTTACTGAATATAGATCCAAAAGATATGGCTGAACTAGATCGGCTAATGTCTATGGGCGATAATTTTAATGAGGCTGCTGAAAAGATAGCGAGATTAAAAATACCAGATGTTGCTAGACAACAAGCTACTAGTGATATTGCCGAGTTAATACCAAAAATTAAAGATTTGATTGGCAAACAGCAAGTACCAACAAAAGATATTGAAAAAGCATTAGCCGATCAAATATCTAAAGGTATTTTTGCTGGGTTAAATCCAAAAGAAATATTAGACAAGGCTGGATTTGCTTTAGATCCTGATTTATTAAACAAAGCATTTGATCCTAGAGCTATAGCTCAAACTTTAGAAAAATTACTGCCTGGCACAGATGAAAGCTCAAAAGATTTGAGAGATAGAATTCAACAAGCATTAAAAGATGAAAATATTGCAGGGTATATACAATCTGTTTTAAAAGAAGCTGTTCAAGATAAAGCTAAACAAGCACAAATTGTTGCTAATACACAAAAAACAGCTGATGCTGTTATTGATCTAAATAAATCAATGTATGGCGGCGCGGCTGGATTGGTAGCAAATCAACCAAAATTAGAACCATCAGCCGATCAACAAACAGTACAAAGCCTTCTGGATTGGGTTCCAACAATGACTGGATATGACCCAAGACAAGGTGGCACTGGTGGATATAAGCCATATGATCTTGCTTACTTTAATGACAACAAGGATGTTCAAGAAGCTCAACAGGCAATAAAAGATGCTGCTGCTCGAATGGCTTATGGTCTTGAACCTACTGCTCAGCAAATTTCAGATGTTTTTGAGGGTGTTTTATTAAAACAAACAGCTGCCCTACAAATGATTGGCGGCGATGTAGATCAAGCAGCTGTTATAGCAGCTGGCAGGGTCAGGGAAATGTTTGATCTAGATAATCAAGCAGTAGGAAATATGCCAGCCATTGGCGATTTGTTGCATGAATGGCTGGCCAAAGCTTTAGATAGATTAAAAGCAGATCCGCAAAATCCACAGTTGCAAAAAAATGCCAAAGATGCGCAAGAGGCATATGATAATTTTGCAAGAAGTACCATGCCAAAGCCTCAGTCAACTCAAACAGAGCAAATGCTGGCTAAGATGAGAGAAGATGCTGTTAAGCTTGCCGCTGAAGAGACAAAAATGCGAAGAGAAATTTTAGAAAATACAATTAAAAGTCTTGGCAAAGCACCAGAAAAATATGAATATATTAGTGAAACTGCAGAAGAAATAAATAAAAAACTTAAAGAGGCTAGAGAGGCTTTTGAGCGTGACTCATACTGGCTACAGGGGCCAAATAGAGAAAAGAGACAGAATGAAATTAGTGATTTAGAAAGCCAGCTTGCTGCTGAAATTGATGCTGCTATACAGCTTAGCGAAACATCTAAGCAAGCCGCTGATAGTATTCAGCAAATGTCTGATTGTGCTGTTGCCGCATGTGATTCTGCAATAACCAGACCTTTAAAAGAAAATGCAGCTGCAAACGGAACTCCAAGCATTATTGCTGAACCAGCTGCCGCAGAAGTTCCCGTTGTAGTTCCGGTTGCTAAGCCCACTGTATCAGAAACAGAAAGAAATCCATTCGCTGGTTCTGGCGTGCAATCAGTTACAGATAAGATAACTTCAGTTGATCAAAAAGTTGCATACTTACAAAATTCTCTAGATGGAATTTTACAAGCTAATCAGGGATCTCAATCACATCTAGAAGAATTAATAACTCCAGTTAGTTCTATACTAGATAATACTTCTGCGCTTTCTTCTAAAATGGATTTTACATTAAAGCCAGAGCAAATAAATCAGATGTTTAAAACATCATCTGCTTTGGCACAGCGCTCCATAATTGATCTTGGAAATTCTATAACTAATGATGTTATAAAGGTTGATAGTAATCTGGAATCTGCATTAAAACTTCTTCAAAGCCTAGAAGATGTTAACGATTTGTTGACCGAATCTAAGTCAATCGATAAACATTCTGAAAATTTAGATAAAAGTGTTGCTGCCGGTAATGAAACTAGAGAAGATGTGCTAGCTAAAGTTAAAGAATTAACTGGTATTTTACCAATTATCAAACAAATATCAAATGCAAAAATATTAAAAGGCGGATGCTTAGACATTTGCGAAATGCCTTTAACGCAAAAACTTGACGGAAAAACAAAAGATCAATTAATCAAGGAAGCGGAAGGCAGAATGCCAACAGGAAAAACTCTTGATGGCGTGTCATCTATTTTAGATCCAAATCAAATAAAAGCTGCTATAAGAATGTGGCAAGGACAAGGGGGTGCTGCCCCTGTTTCTACACAGCAGGGAATAGACCCTTCCAGCTTTCAAGATGTAAAATCTTATATCGACGCTTTAGCATCAAGATCTGGTCCTTATGGCTATATGTCCAGAGAAACTTCTCAAGGCGGAACAGACGTTGTCGATGCTGCAACAGGAACAAGAAGTTGGTGGGGGCCAGGCGCAAAACAGCCAGAAATGTTGCCAAACTTTTTCTCATCTACAAAAGACCAAAAAATAGAGGCAGATAGGGTAATAATAGACGCAAGTGGCGGATCTGTAGAGTGGAGTGGGGTATCTGCATCTTCTGGAATTATGCCTGCAGATTATGGTGATAACGAAAAAAATCAACAGCTCCAAAATATGCGCGATGTTGTTTCAAAAGCTTTTCAAGATGCCGTGCTTGATCGTATGCAGGCTCAAAATGGAGGAGGTTTTAGACTCAATGCGCAAGACGCTTTTGGTGGCGCTTGGGCTGGACAGTTGCCAGAAGAAACTCGACAAAAGATAAATGAATGGCAAGGACCTGGTGAAGCTAAGACCGTAGAAGAGGCAGCCGCTCGCATAATGACTGAATTGTTGACTGGAAATATTCCAGAACAATTTTTTGAAGGTGGAGAAATGACAGAGGCAGCCGGTCAGTTTTTAAATGATTTTGCAAAGTATATGATACCTGTTAATCCTGCGGGAGAAACAGGAACACCTTTAGAAAGTCTTCCGCCAAATCCGGTTAGACTTCCTGGCGAACCAGGATATGAAGAATATATGCAGCAATATCAGCCAAAAGAACCAGCTGATCCTTTTGCTGGGTATGTTCCGCCAAATCAGCTACCAAATTTTGCTCCGGCCACAACGCCTACTCCAACACCTACCCCAACACCAGCGCCAGCAGCAACTCCTACGCCAACACCAACTCAAGAAACGGGCTGCCTTAATAATGAAAGCGTAAGAAAGCTCTGTTCTGGATCTGTAGATAGTGCAATTGGAAGCCCTGTCGGTGCTGCTTCTGGCGGATTAAATAGTCAGCAAGTGGGAACTGCTAATATCGAAGCTCAGCAAGCAAATGTCTCTGCAACTTCAACTACTGGCACTGACAGTGGGGGAACAAGCAGCGCAGGACTTTCACAAGCCGCTGATTCTTTAAAAACATCTTTTTCTACACTCTCTCAATCAGCTGCGTCTGCAGCTACAGCATTTAGCTCTTTAAATACGGCGGTTCCGGCAGCCGCACAAGCATTGGGTGGATTATCGGCAACGCTTCCATCAGTCACTCAAGGATTTGGACAGCTATCTTCTCAAGTTCCATCTGTAAATGCTGAATTTGGATCTTTGGAAGGGGCTCTTGGCGGATTTTCGTCACGAGTGAATGAAATTAATTTTGATGCATTTAATGAAGGAATAAGGTCAATTGGAGATTCGGCATCTTCTTTAAAACAAGTGTTAGGTACGCCAATAAGAGTTGATATTAGTGGAAAAATTGATGCGCCATCTATAACTACTACTGTTAATGTAGATTCATCATCAGTAACAAATGCAGTACAATCTACGGCGGCTCAAATTTCGCAACAAATAACAGCTTGGACAAGAAGAATAGAATCTCAATTGCAAAGATTGGCAAGTCAGGTAGCCGCAGCTACTTCGACCGCTCAAGCTGCTAATAGAAGAGGTTAATTAAAATGATTTTTGATAATGTTTCTTTACTAAATTACTCATACAACAACCTATCTTTAGATGATAGTTTTACTTACGGTGTAGAAAAAAATATTTCTATTAATGGGCATTTGCTTGATTTGGAAAACAGCAATGGGGTTAGTGGAGTTTTCAGCGGAATATATGATTTGCAGAAAAAAACCAAAACTCCAGAAAGTATATTTATTAACGGAGTAAATTTTGGTAGCGGATATATTACTAAAATTAATATTGATGGTGATAAGTGGGTTAGAACAGCAAAATACACTGCTGATATAACAGTTATATCAAGCGGCAATTTATATAACATGACCGGATCCTTCTTTACTGGAGATATGTCATACATCAAAAATAATTTATATAAAATTGGACAGTCATTTTCTGAAGAGTTTGACTTTTCTGCGTCAGAAAATGTTTCCAATTACAGTCATGATGTTAGTTTTAAATTTGATTCGCCAATAGATTATAATTCAGCTGTAGCTTTAAGTAAACAATTTGCAAATCAAATACTGGGGAAAGAAGTATTATTTGCATTAACTTCTGGCAAAAGCAACTATCTTAATGGTAAAAAAATATACGAAGAAAAATATGATATAATAAATAAATCTTTTTCTTTTTCAGAAAATTTTACAAAAAGTTTTTCTGGTACTAATGCCGATATTGCTTATGTATATAATATCAATATTAATACTGATGGCATTACTCAAGTTTCAGAAAAAGCCGATATTGTTGGGTTAGTTGATAATAGGCTGGACAGTGCTATTGCATCATTTAACTCAAATGCTATTCAATCATATAGTCGGTGCCAAAATATATATTCAAAATATTGCACTGGATTTTTAGTAACAAAGCCATTTAGTTCTGGTATAGTTTATAATAGATTCCGGCCCAGTTTTGGTTTTGAAATAGTATTTACCAATGATCCTAATGAATTAGATGGGTATTCTTGGCAAGTTATAGTAGAGCCAACATATTCCTCTGTTGAGGAAATAGTGTTGAATGCGTCTATCAATATCGAAGGCGACGGAAAAGTCGGTACCAGTGAAAAATATCAAAATGCAGTTTTAGGTTTCAATGAAAAAAATCAAATTATCGGCTCAAAAATTACTGGAGCTTATACTGATTTTTATCAAAATAGAGTGAATTCAATAAATAATTTATTTGATAATAAAACATTAAAATTAAAAAATAGACAAATTAGCTCATCCAAATTTCAGGGAACTATAAACTATGATTTAGTTTATACTACAAAAAATATTACAGGGTTTGTATCTGAAACAACCATGAGAGATGTTCCGAAATATTCAGATTATTTTATAAATAATTCTGTAGTTAGGCAGAAACATGAGCAAAATGAAATAAAAACTAAAACAATATCTGTTACTAAAAAATTTGATAGAAATTATGGAATTTATGATTGGAGCGATGTTAAAACATCGCAATGCGATACATGTACTGTAAACAGAATTCAAATAGATACTTCTAATAATACTGTCACGGAATCTAAAACGATTTATGATGAAATTTTCCAAACCTTAACATGAACACTATTCATTATAATAATAAAGATTTATTTAGTGGTATTTGTTTAACGCCCTATGTTGCGTATAGGTACGAAACAGATGGGGTAATATACGGGAATACGTCATTAACTTTAGAAGGTTTAATAGTTTCAGATAATTCTTGTAATGATCCTTTTCTTTCTATAAATACAAAGCAAGATTTGTTAATTAGCAGGCTTTCTGAAAATTATAAAAAACTACAAATAAAAGAAAATAATAGTATTGTTTTTTCTTCTGATTATGCAAATATTCAAGAGATTAATTTTGAAAGATCTCAATATGTTTATGGAGTTCCGTTTTCTATAAATATAGATTGTTACGATTATAATAATTTTAGTGGTGCATTTTTTATTAAAGATCCGAGGGATGTTTTTACTATTAGAGAATCAGATAATAATAACACTGTTTCTGTTGTTCACTCCATAGAAGCTAAAGCTGTAAATAGTGATAATTTGGCAATTCAAAATGCAAAAAATTGGGTTTATGGACAAAGTGGATTAAAAAACTTCGTTACGCCGACAAAATTTCAAACAGTAAAGAATAATTTAATTTTAACATCAGTCAAAGAAAATATCAATAGATTTGATGGAAGTTATAAGCTTGATGAAACATATATTTATGATAAAAATTTTAACGAAAATATGTTTGTTTTGAGATATAATACAGACACAAATATTTCTAAAAATAATTTTAATACTGTTACGTTACGTGGTGAATTATTTGGAGGCTTGGCTTCTGATATTAATTTATTAAGAAATAGGTTTAAACAGTTAAATTTTTATGATATTGCTGCTGATGGCTATTTTTTATCAACGAATTTAAGAGATCTTAGCAGATTTTATTTATCTTCTGGGGTCAATGAAAATAGCAATGAAAAGAAAATAGATTTTAATATACAATTTGATAATAATAATACAAATCTTGTAAATGTAGATTCTACGGCCGCTATATCTGAAGGTTTTTCATATGACTCTCAGCAAGCATCCGCAACTTTACGCAGTATTATCTCTTGTAGGTTTGGAAATTTAGATGAAAGACTATCGCAAGTTTATAATTACTATAAAAACGTTTTTAACAGAGATGGAGAATTTTTAAATAATATTGCATCAATGTTTGACTACAATTTTTCTTGGTTTAGATTGGGAAGCGAAAACGTATCCATAGATGAGAGAAAGGGAACTATTACATACAATTGCTCTTGGAATATACATAAAAATTATAATATACTAAATAATAGAATTAAAAATACAAATCTTAGAATTTCTGAAGAAGGCAAAAAGCAAGTTTATAGCTTTAGGCAGCCACTTTGTTCGGATTGGTTTGCGCAAAAATCATATATAACAAAAAAATTATGCTCTATCGAAGGCACAATAGAAATGTATGATACAGCCACAAGTGTACCAGCATTCTACAAAGATATTATAAATAGCAGAATACCAAATAGAATTATTAGACAGGATACTGTTGAATTAAAGGATAGGGAAAAAAATGTGTATAACGTTGTATATCAAATAGAAGAATTATAAATTATGTCAGCCAATTCAATAGAATATTTTCATAAATTGTACGGTGTAAACCCAAATTCAGTTTTTGGATATTTTGATTTTGCATATTCAGGTTACAGTGGAAAAAATCAACTGACCGGTTTGCAAAGTGGGAACAGTAGCAAGCTTATAATTACAGATCCAAATAGTTCTATTTGGAAAAACTCTGGATCTTTATCGCTGGATGCCAGCTCTTATTTAAAATATGAAGGACTATTAGTTAATCCTTATGCTGCCGCTATATCTTTTTCGAGAGATGCAGAGAAAGAATACCTATTATTTTCATCTATGGGGCAAACTAATGGCGTGTATTCTGGGTTTAATGTTGGAATAAGCGCTTATGGCTATCCATATGTTGAATATATAGATAACATATATGGTCGGGTTACATTGCTTAATACAAGCAATAGATATCCAAAAACAGGAATTTTATTTATTGAAGTAGATAATAATTCATGCTCTTTGGGCACTTTTACAGACCCAGATAATTTCAATATTGAAAAATGTAAATTTTTCCAAAATGGATATGCGCAATCTAATAGTATATATATTGGTGGAAATCCTAATTTAAATAATAATAATTTTTCTGGTAAAATTTTTGAATTTATTTTGCAATCAAAAGATTTTTTATCATACGATCCAAATTTAATTTTGAGTGGATTTCTTTACGATGTACAGTCAATAAAAACTACAGGCTATATAAGTGGGCAAACTGGTGTTTTGTATGGCGATATAATATCTGTAAGTGGATGTCAATTTTTTGTTTCAGACACTAGAACAGAATCTGTTGTAGTAAATGTTTATACAGGAATTACTGAATATTTTTCCAATGAACAAGAATTTAGAGATTTTAATAACGATATATACTATTCTTTTACAACGTCTTTTTTGACTGGAGTTGTTAATGCTGGACTATTAGAATCTGCACCAGAAAGATCTTTTTCTTGTTTTAGCAATACAGACTATTCAAGTTTATTTCAGTACAGTTCTGGATATGTAATAAATTATAGTATTACTAATTATTACTCTATTCCAAAATTTGAAGAATTCTTTTTAAGATATTCAAGTGGAATTTCGTATAACTTTACAAATACCGGAGATAGTATATTTAATATATATATATTTAATGATAAAAGTAAAAATAACTTATTGAACTTTAATCAAGCCAGTAATAACTTTATTACCATAGATTCGCCTACAAATATTTATGGCTATCAGAATATTGATTTAAATACTGGAAATTTTGATTTGTTCAATAACGGTCAATTGCAAAGAGTTTCTACGGGTTATAATCAAGCTTTAATATCTGGTAAGATAAACTATTTGCCAGAATATGATTTTTTAAAAAGCGGACTTAACTTATTTAATAATAATATATATGATATTAATTTGAATAATTTTATCGGCTCCGAAGGATTTGCCTCTCAATTTTATACATTAACGCAAAGTTATAGCTCAGGAGGACCAATAGGGTCTATAAGTCTTGCAAATAGTTTAATATTTTTTAATGGGCAACTTTTAACAAGCGGAATTGATTATATTAATAATAATATATTGTTTAATATTGATAATCAAAACAATGTTTTGGCAAAGATTCCTCTTAGTAATGTGAGTTATAAAAATATTGTATTTACTGGAAATGCTAATATCGGCTATGCATATGAGGGCGCTTTAAATATAAAAACAGATTCTTACTTAAAAGATTCTAGTATGGTATGGCTCAATGGTATAAGAATGAAATTAAATAATGATTATATAGAATTAGATGATAGTATTTTTTCAAATCAATTTGTTGAAACTAGGGGCTATTTAATATATAATAATACAGTGTAACTAATTAAATTATGGCTATCAAATTAAAAGCTCAATCTGATTTAGGTAATATATTATCCATATCATTATCTGCATCAACAACTGATGCTCCGGCTCAATTAACTGTAAAATATTTGACTAACGGAGATAGCCTACCAGCATTAGGAACAAACGTTAGCTCTTTTGTTTTTGGATCTCTTACATTTAATGGCGTATTAGTTTCGCAAGCATCGCATAGAGAACAGGGGTCTAATTATTTAATTAGAGAATGGATGGATAATTCTGTTGAGCTTGATCAAAATTGCATTGTGTTATATAGGGCCGGATTAAGTACACCATCTAGCAATATTTCAACTCGAACGTTCAGTATTCCAACAATTAATATTACAAGAAACAGTGATGGAAATTATAATTATGGATTTACTAATACGTCTTGGACATCTTCTACATCTAGATTATCTTCAGCTGGTGGTAGTATTTTAGGACAAGAATCATACAGTGCTAGCTCATGTACAAGAAGCGAGGTAACATATGAGCCAAATGCTGCATTAAATTTAATTGGCGCCCCGCAAGTGAGTCAAGGAACTTTTAGAGTATCTTATGAGGGAACTTACAGGTCTGTTTTATCCAGTATTTATGGTGATTATGGATGTACTTATTGGTGGAATTGGACAAACGATACTATTCAAAAAATAGATATTTCATCTGGTCCTGTTGGCAGCATAACAGATTGGGGGTTTAGCAATACAAGTGCTCTTGATAATAATTGTAAAATATTTTCATATGAAATTGGAGCGACTAGAATTGGAGTAACAACTAGATCTAACTGGCATGTTTATAGAAATACTTGGGATTACCCAGAAGAAGATAATAGATCTAGCTCTAATGCAAATTTTAGACAATTTGTTAATAGTTATAATACTGGTAGAACCACTACTACCACTAGCAGTAGTAGCAGCAATAGCCAAGCAGAAGATACAGTAACTTATACATTGCCACCATATACTTTTGTAGAATCTACCAGTACAATAAAAGCTTATAGTAGTTTTACAGTTTCGCCAATTAGAGGGGCTGGTTGGCCATCTCAGATGACAAGTGCGTATAGTCACATTGAGGGTCTTAGATTATATGATGCTTTAAAAACTGGAACATTATCTATTGCTGGATATGGTGTGATTGGTGGATATCAGTTGCCGCCATCAACAGTATTCGACAATCCGAGGGTTGCTCTTTGGCTTATTGAGCAAGGCTTTGATAGGGGATTGCCATTCTTGCCACAAATTTATTCATATCTAGGAATAGATAGTTCTTATACAATTCTTTTAGCATTTGAGCTTGATGGAGCAGCTAACGGTACTGGTCAGTATGAATTGCATTATCCGTATACGCAAGTAAGTTATAGTACAGGCACAAGTGATAAATGGTTTTTTAGATCAAAAACAGTTACATATACGCCTTCGGCTACTGCAAGAGGTTTTGATCCTTGTGAAGCTGGATATTCTGGAACTGGTGGGCAATTTGGTTTATGGAGAAATCCTTCGGATTATGTAATTGGAGATACTACAAGTTCATATTTTGGTGACGCAACTTCCGGATGTTTAATACAAATCCAACAAGTGGATATGCTTGTTGACTTATGGAGGTTAGGTATAGAGTTTGGAGGTGCTACGTTTAGTCCTGGCGGCGCTAATTCATCAAATCGTTCTGGTGGTGGAGTTGCGTCAACTACAGGTGGAGTTACTAGTTTTTATAGAAATTTACAAATATCAAACCCAGAGGCTTTAGCTTATTGGCTAGAAAATGGGTTGGTTATTATTGCAGTTAAAAATGTTAACTATACAATCAACTCAAATATCAGCACAGCTATAAATTGTGGTGATTTATCTGACCTCGCTGGATATGTTAATCCAAACCAAAGAGCTGTAGAAACTCCAAACAATGTTCCTGCCGTAGTTGAATTTACACCAAATACTGGCACATTTACAGTTCCTGCTTCTTGGGCTGGCGGGTCAACTCAACAAGACGCTTTTAATCCAAGCTATGGCGCCCCAAACAGTTACAATAATAACTCTACGCCTATTGGTTCTGGCTCAACAAATACAGATCCATGCGATGATAACAGTGATGGCGGTACTGGCAATGAAGATCCTGAAACACCAAGTGCGCCGCCACCATCAAATACAGATCCAGCAATTGTTCCTGAACAAGAAACTTTCAATATAACAATTTCACAAAATACAACCGATGGAACACCAGTTGAGCCTGGTTTAATGAGTGCTTCTGGAACTTCATTGACATTTGGGCCAGTAACAATCGTATTGCCATCTTTGGCTTCTTATAGGATATCTGTAGAAACAGATATTGAAGAAATTTCGCGTGAAGAAACTGGCACCCAGTATGAATTTGAGTATGAAGAACCTGAAGAAGTTCCCGAAACAAATATTCCAAATATCAATACTCCATCTAATACCTCGGTCCAGAACAACACATATAATAGAGCAACAGAATCAAACACTTGGTCTCAAGCGGGTGGATTATCAAATAATGCTGGGCTTCAGCACGCAGTTGTTATAACAGATGTTACAGATTTTAGCCTTAATGCTGGAACACCATCAGCGTTAACATCTCCATCTAGCTGGTTGCAAACCGCGTCTGCAGAAACAGATGGATTTTATTTTCCTGTAAGCGCTGGGCTTTCGAGCCTATCTGCTCAATTTTCTTCAGATGGAGCATTAAACGTACAGTATTCTTATAAGCAATTAGCGCAGAGAACTGTTCTTGAGAGGCCTGCAAATTTAATGACATCATCAAGTCTTACAAACATATATTCATGAACTATTATAAAAATATAAATTTTTATCCTCAAGATAATGGAGTTTCCTTTGAAACATCTTTTTCGAATTATGATAATAATTGGACTGGATGTATGGAATTTATTTCTAGCGGCCCAGATAGTTTTAAATTAAATTTTCAGAGCGGAAAAGTTATAGATGAAGATGGAAATTTTATTTCACCAATAAATTTACCATATGCTGGTAAATCTTTAAACAATTTTAACATATATTCTGGTAATATTTTTAATAAAAGTTTTAATTTATTTTTTAATAATGATAAAATATTTTCTTCAAAAGCAGATAAGAATTATGGGGCTATAAGCGGAGTGCGATTATACTCAAACAATATATTCTGGCAATCTAACGGAGTCAGATTGAATATAGGAGCAAAAGCTTTTCCTAGATACAGTATTATATTTTCTGGCTCTGGAATATATCAAGAAAAGTTTATACCAATATCAATATCTGGGCATTCTACAAATAAATATCCTATAAAAATAAATAAAATTAATTTAGGTAATTCAGAAAATACTCCAGCAGCTGATGTGGTTCCGTATTTATATATAAGCGGTATAGCGCCATCTTACGAACAACCGCTGGTTATTTCACCAGGACAAAAATATGATTTTAATTTAGTAAAAATAGATCCTACAAGAAATTTACAAGGCGTTATTCCAGTGTACTTGGCAACCGATTTTGGAGGATATCTAGAAAGATTGCAATATGAAGACTATTTAAGAACTGTATACCCACAGTCTTCGAGACTGGATGTTAACTTAAATTATACGCCAATTACAATCACTAATCCGTCATCAGAATTTGTTGCGTCATTGCTTTTATCGGTGTACAATAGTACTAATTTATTTTCTGGAATAACAATTTATGTTTCTGGTGGCGATGGTAATGACAGGTGCGATTCTAATGTGTGCGATAGCTTTTATCCATATTGGAGATTTGCAACTATAACATCTGGAAATAACGAAGGGATTCCTGGATTGTGGCTATATAAAAATACAGATATACCAGTTATAACAAACTTTGCATCAAATAATTATCAAAGATTTGATTCTGATATATATTCCGCTATCTATACGGGAGGATATACTGGTGGAAATCAATATGTTTCTAATATTGAAATATCTAAAAATATTTACACTCCACAATTTCCTCCATTTAATTCTTTAACTGGGTTTGGATTATTGTTATATAATTCAGAGGTAGCTACTGGAGCAAATATTAATTTAAAAATTTTTGAAGGCAACAATTGGAATACTGTATCGGGATACAATACTGGCAATAATGGATTAATAACTCCAAATAAAAGCAAGCTATTATATTCAGAAGATTTTTCTTTACAGCTTACTACTGGTGCTAAGTATTACCCAATTAAAATGACTGGGTCTTTAAATTTTAGCGGACAAAAATTCTATTCTTTTGTCTTTAGTGCATATACTGAATCAGGAAAAATATATTGGCCAAAAATAATGAATGAAAATTCAAGCACTGCTGGAATAAATTATTTTTCTTTAATTGGGTACGCAAATTCTGGCACTCAAATTTCTTATAATACTGGTGCTGTAACTGGGTCTTACAATAGCTATACTGGGATTAATTATAATCACGCATTTGAAATAAATCCAGCATCGACCAAATTAAATACTATATTTTCTTCGATAAGTGGGGCTCAAAATACGCCAAGCCAATACTTTCAAATAAATATTGGTAAAGTTTTATTAAATTCTAATTTTACTGGATCTGCTAAATATTTAATTACAGGGCACGATATTTATTTTACTGGCACTGTTGGATTGGGGCAAGATATATTCAGACAACCTTATGGATTTTATTATTAATTATGGCTAATCAAGTAACAGCTAGGTATTCGAAAAAAGCATCAGATCTTTCATCAAGATCTATGAAAAAACCACCGCCTTATATCTCAAGAGGATCTTTTGGCGTTATATATGGTTGTGATGGTTTACGCATCCAGCCAGAATCATACGTACAAATTGGGCCTGATGGGATGGGTACAGCTGTAAAAATAGGTGGTCAATTAAGCTATGGGTTTTCAAGCAGCGATGATTTATTTGTCTATTTAGATGTATCACTAGACGGCGGATCTATTAGTGCAGCAACTGTAAATGGAGGAACTTCATGGTGGAGTTCTTATCCACAATCTAGGGTTTTTGCAGGCCCAAGAAAGCCAGAAAATCAAACAAATTATTATTTCCCAATAGCATATGCTGGCGGAACTTATTCTGATCGCGGACAGATAATTACTACGTGTGTAGGCGGCTCAAATGCTGCAATTTGTATTGAAAGATTTATGCGCGGCGATATTGTTTTATATTATGGATGTGATGGATTCATTGCTCAAGCGGCTGCGTCTAATAGGGCTGGAACCTCTTCATTCAGTGGGCCTAATGCTACAGTTACGCCATCTGGACCATAAATAGTTATACTTTATTTATATGAGTAAAGAGGTAACTGCAATATATGCTAAAAAGTCTACTGACTATGCTGGTAAGACTGTTTTTAAAGTTACTACGCCATATTTATCTAAGGGTGGGTTTGGGCTGTATGTGGTTGGGCCAGAGCCTACAGTTTATGTACATTCTTGTTCAAAAGTTCAGCTTTCTGCTGATATGGAAGACGCAGAATATGTTGGTGGTTCATGGGGTTGTGCTGGTGGAATAAAAATATATTTACATCTTTCATTTGCTGAAGGTTTTTTAATTGGAGCAAATTTAGTGGGAAGCAATGATTGGTGGGATGGCTATCCAAACACAAGCGATTACAGAAGTAAACCGCCTGATTTGCCAGCAAACTTTCGTGATCCTCGCGCAAAAGCTGAATATTTAGCAGCAAATCCAGATGCAAAAGATTATCCAAACTACAAAACACAAACAGACTTATGGGCTGCTATTGGGGAAGTTTCTACAACCCCAGATGAAGGATCTTTATGTTATTTTATACCAAGTGTTAGCGGAAATAAATTCTTTTTTGTAAACAGAAGAGTTTGGTCAGATTTGTTGTTATCTGTTGAATGTACAGGTTTTCAATTAACACCAGCTGCGGCAGATACTCCATGCGTTGGTAGTGGTGGTGGTGGTGTCGGAGATGGTGAAGGTGAAGGAGGGGGCGGTGGGGGAGGAGAAGGTGATGGTCTAAGCGATAGTGAAATACAGGCGGCCCTTTTAGCTGTTGGTAGTACTGGAATAGACCTATCACAATTTGGAGGAGGAAGAATTGATCCTGGTAATCCAGGATTTGGCGCAGATATATTACCATCACAAAGAGAACCTTCTACCGGCAGTCCTAGCACAGGAGCCCCAACAAATACAGAGCCAGAAACTTCTACTCAAGTTGATTCATTTTCTGATAATTTAAGTGAAAGCATTCAATTGCCAGTAAATATTGGTGATGGTCAAACCACTCCAGGGTCTGCAACGCAGACTTACAGCACTAGCCAAACAGGGACATTGGCAAATGGGGCAAATTATTCAATGCAAACATCTTCAGTAAATCAAGTTAATAGCGATGGCTCAAGCAGTCAGGCTGTTGTTGGAATCTATTCTGATAGTAATGGAAACACTTCACAATGGGGCTGGAGCCAGCAAAGTGTTGGTACTACTGGTGGCGGTAGTTCCGGCGGTAGTTCCGGCGGTAGTTCCGGCGGTAGTTCCGGAGGGCAGTAAAGCGTCTTTGGTAAAATAAATAATCTATTTATTTTTTCTTTTGATACGCTCGATTATTTCAAATATTCTCTTTTTTGGAATATCCGATATTGAATTCCAGTCAGATGCCTCTTCGTCGTTTTCGGCAACTAATTTATTTTTAATAACTTCAAAGCTTAATCCAACCTCAGACATTACTTTATTTAAGACATTGGCTGGGTTTGTAGGCTGAGACTCTTCAATCATCTCGTTTTTCTTTTTTGGATCAATTTCGTCTTGCCCAACAATATTAATTCTTAAAAAGTTACGCACAGCACGAATAAATGCCCTGTTTTCAGCTATAGCCATTAAAAATTTATTGCCAAATCCGCTTGTATTTTCAAAATGAGCATCTGCTAATGCCGAAAATTTAACTGGTACCATATCTGTTTCATAATTTGGTATCCAAGATATATTGCATTTAACTGCGACATAATCCTGCCTTGCTGTTATAACATCATAATTTACTTCAGTAAATCCCCTAATGCAGGCTACATCTTTAATTCCGCCTAATAATATTAATAACTGAGAGTCATCTAATTGAGTTACATCAATTGAAGAAATATCTGTATTTGCTGTGAACTTGTCTTTATTTGGCACCAAAAATTCTGGCTTAACCATAGCTTTCCAGTTAATGCTCCCATCATCATTATATTTATAAGATAGATTTTTTAATAAACCAGTTTCGCTTCTATTAAATTTTATTTGAGAATCAATCGGCCTTTCATTTGATTCTTGATTAACTACAACAACTTCTGCTTTTTGAGAATTTTTTGGCATAATTTATTGTATAATCTTATTAAGAGTAAGTAAATAAAAATATATTATCTTTTTTTTCTAAGAGCTTTTTAAGATTTATTTTTTTATCAATTTTTTGCTTAGCATCTTCTGATGGTAGATCATTTTTATAATGCTCTTCGCTTAAATATATCTTGCTGTTAGAGACTATCGGGGATGATGTTTTTATCCAAATATCATCTGTTTTGCTTAGTAGACTTAATGCCTCTTCTATTTTTTCAATATCAATTTTAGAATTTATAATTCTTAAATTATAATCAATCAAATCAATTTTGATATCATTCAAATAATTTACATCATTTCCTTTATAAAAAATAATTGGTTTTATTCCTATCTCAACTAATTTTTTTACATATTCTTTTTCTATTTTTTCTTTACTTACATCAACAATATATTCTGCTATATTTGGTATAAAATTTCTTAATAATTCTGTATTTTCTATTTTTTTAGATTGACATACGTGCACATAAAATTTACGAAAATTTAAATTTGAAAAAACAATATTTTCATTTACTTCTTCATTTAGAAGGTCAATCCTCATTGCAACTGGTACATTTTTAAATTTTTCAGGATTCAAAACTCCGTTCGGAATAAATTCTATATGCTGTCTTTTAAAATTATCACCTATATGTATAGAGTTTATTTTTTTATCGGGTTTAATAGATAAGGTATTGTATATGCATTCAATTACTTGTTCGATTTTTATAGTGTTAACAGTTTTTGGAGATTCATTTGGATTAAATGATGGTTTTTTATCTTTATAGTCTGGCGTTAAACAGTGCACATTATCTTTTTTGTCATTAAATATTGGCCCTGCTATTTCTGGAGTTGTTATGCTATAAAGCGCTACAATTGGTATATTAGAGTGCGATGCTAAATGCACAGGAAAGCTATCATTGCCTATATGAAGCATTGAATTTTCTAAAATATAAGCAGTTTGGTGATAGTTAGTTTTGCCGTGAAGATGGATACATCCATTGAGAGCATTATCTTCTGGTGTTCCTATTTGAATAATTTGAATATTTAATTTATTTAGTTCAGTAATAATTTCATCTACAACTTCTTGGAAATAATCATAATTTTTTGCCCCCATTCCGCTAGAATTATGTATCGTTATATATTTTTCTGGCGTTGGGAAAAAGTTTTTTACAATAAATGGCTTGCCAATTTTGGCCCCTGTTTGCAAACTGTATGCTTCTAATAAATGCGACATAATTAAATTTTATTGTTGAATTGACATATACTATATCCATTATGGGTATAATTCAATAATCTTTGCGATGCAAAATATGGATTTAAACAAATATCAACGCATCCCTTATTATCTCCATGCCCTTCCATTGCAAGCTGATTATCCATAGACTGATGATATGGAATTAGCTTATCTATGAACTGATTTCCGGCTAGAATATCAAAAAATTTTGGATCGCAAGCAAAATAAAATTTCCATTCGTTTTTGGGAAATTTAGACCTCAATGATTCAAAAAGAGCGGTTACTAAAAATATATCTCCAGCGCTTTGAGGCTGAACGAGTAATAGTCTTTTAATATTTTTTTCTAAATCATTTTTGTCAAAAAAATCATGAATTGTAACATTTGTATTTTTATTATTTTCTTGCGCTGCTACTTGACGAAAATAATTTTCTACACTAGATCTTGACATACCACGCTCAAGTTGCATTATCCAATGCTTTACCCCTTCATCGTTTTGATCTGGGTTTCCATCTAATATTTTATTATATAAATGCATAACCCATGCAACATTGTCTTCAAT